CCCGACGCCCCCGCGCAGCCGCCCGGGGGCGTCTTCCGCTTCATCGCCCACCACCTGCGCAAGTGTGCGTGCGGAACGCTCATCGAGCCCGGCGACGACGCGGGCTACATCGACGACTGCGACAGCGCCTCGTGCGGGGACTGCTGCGACGAAGCGGAGGACAACGGCCGTGCTTGAGCGACTCGCGGACCCGATCGTGTTCGGGCCGCCCTACATCACCCGCTACGAAGTGCACCCCAGCGCCCTGTGGGTGTGCCACCGCTGCGGACAGCGGGCGCAGGGAGGCGGGAAGTGGGGCACCTTCGACGGCGAGCACCACTGCGACGGCTGCTGCCAGCAGATCGAAACCGCCCTCGCGGCGGTCCCCGTCTGCCCGTTCTGCGGCCGCGNNCCCGCCCGCGGGCGGGGCACTGACCCTGCGCAACACCCCGGAGAGGAAGACATGACCATCACCCAGCCGCTCGGCCTGGCCGTAATCCACGCCAGCGGCGTCACCCCCGTGTCCGCCGTACTCGTCTACGACCAGCGGGACCCGTACGCCGTCCTGCTGGACATCGAGGACGGCGGCGGCGCACACACGTGGGCCTTCGCCCGGAACCTGCTCGCCGACGGCATCAGCGCGCCGGGCGACGTCGGCGAGGGCGACGTGAAGATCATGCGTCACGAGGACGGAACGGTCTTCATCGCCTTCAGCAGCGACCAGGGCGCGGCGCTCGCCGAAGCCGACCCCGACGACATCGACGCCTTCCTGACCAAGAGCTACACCGCCGTGCCCGAAGGCACCGAGCGCGAGCACCTGGCGATCGACGCAGGCCTGGCCGCACTGTTCGGGGAGGCGGCGTGATGACACTGCGCTTCGAAGACCCGCCGCGGCACACAGGGGCAGCCCGGACCGACCACACCGTGGCTGCCGCAGCCCTGAAGCAGCGGCCCGGCCAGTGGGGCATCGTCGGAACGTACAAGAACATCGGGTCGGCCAGCGGTGTGGGGATACGTATCAAGCGTGGCGCCACAGCCGCGTACCGGCCCGCCGGAGCCTTCGAAGCGGTCGCCCGCACCGTGCACGGCGAAGCGCGGCTGTACGCGCGGTACGTGGGGGAGGGGCCCGATGCCTGAGCAGCAGACGCCGAAGCAGTTCGCCCTCGCAGTGATCAATGACGCAAAGAACAACATCAACCAGCTGGGCACGGTGCGCGGCGAAGCGAACCTGATCGCCAGCGTCACCGCACAGGCCCACCTCGCCCTCGCCGCCGCCCTGCTGGACGTGGGAGAGGCGATACGGGGTGACGGCACCGGAGTCTCGGTGGAGCGGGCCATGGGACGGCTGACGGCGGCGCTGCGCGAAGGCACAGGGAGGCGGGAGACGTGAGTGCACGGGATGACCTGATCGCGGGCCTGCTCAGCGGCGCCCAGCACTGGATGGCGGCGGGCGAGAACCCGGTGGAAGCCCGGCGGCTGGTCGACGCCCGTGACGCGGAAATCCGCCGCGAGAACGCCGCCACCGTCCGCGCTGCGAAGGTGCGCGAGCCCATCGACGAGACGGAGCGGCACCTGAACGCGGTGCTGGAGGACGTCGCCAGGGAGATCGAAGGGGCATCATGACCGACACGATGCCGCCGTTCAGCGGCGACAAGCCGACCTGTGCCAAGTGCGGCCACGTCGGCGCATCGACGCAGTACATGGCACACGGGCAGTGCATCCACGGCCCCGGGCCGGAGATCTCCATCGGCTACGAGCCGAACGAGCGCCTGCACCGAGCGTGCGGGCGCTGCGACTTCGCATGGGACGAAGCGATTTCCCGCCCTGCCGAAGGTGAGCATGCGTTCTGCGGGGAGGAGTCCTCAGCGATCGACGACACGGACCTCCCCGTCCCCGTCCCCAGGGACGCGCTGTGGAACCTCGTGGAGGTAGCCAAATGGGTGGCTGCGGAGCGCTGGTCATACGTCAAGCAGGCGCCGTACGTGGCGTCCACGGCGAGGGTCGCGCTCCGGGCGCTGGACAATGCGGGGCTGCTCGAACAGTTCGGGAAGGAATAACCCATGTCCAAGTACGAACCGACCGACGCGATGGCCGACAGGTGGGCTCGCGCCTACGGCGCCGTCGCCATCGAGCCGCACCCCGCCAACTGGACGATCAACGGCAGGCGAGCCGGCTTCATCCGCAACGGCAGCCGCGGCGCCTCGCACACCGCCGCGCTCGCCGAAGCGGCAGGCATACCGGCACGGAGGTACACGGCGTGAGCCGTTTCCAATCCGCACTCATCGTCACGGTCGACGCCGAAGGTGACTACTACTACAACGAAGCCGACCTGGTCCGTCACCTCACGATGTGGATCGAAGGCGCCCTCGAGGACCGAGATGACATCCGGCATGTCGCAATCACCGTCCAGGGAGGTGAGCAGGCATGACCATCCGCGACCGCACCGCCTTCTGGCTGCTCGGGACCGCGCACTGGCTGGCCGGTCGGCACCTGTACCTGTCGACCGGCTGCCAGCACGGCGATCACGAGTACTGCCAAACCGAGGCCAGGCGCTACGACGGCACGGTGAAGATCCCCGGGCAGTGCAAGTTCTGCCAGTCCCTTTGCATTTGCCGCTGTCATTCGGAGCGTGCCGAACGATGAAGCTATGCGAATGCGGGTGCGGCGAGGCTGCCCCCATAGCCAAGGTCACCATGCGCAGGCGAGGGTTCATCAAGGGACAGCCGCAGCAGTTCATCAAGGGGCACCCGACAACCCGCATGGAGCGCAAGAGCTGTAATGCCGACGACTGTGACGAGCTGACAACAGTCGAGTACTGCAGAAAGCACGAGACGCGCATGAAGCGCCACGGCAACCTCACAGGCAAGCGGCCCCACGGGTCGGCCACCGAACGTTTCTGGCGGTACGTCAACAAGTCCGACGAGTGCTGGACATGGGGCGGCAGCAGAACTGACATCGGCTACGGGGTGCACTGGACGGACGAAAAGAAGCTGATCGGCGCTCACCGCTTCTCTTACGAGCTGCACCATGGGCCGGTACCCGATGGGTTGCTCGTCTGTCATCACTGCGACAACCCGCCATGCGTGAATCCAGCGCACCTGTTCGCGGGAACCGCCACCGACAACGCGCAGGACATGATCCGCAAAGGACGCGGAGCGCACCAGAAGGACAGGAGCAGTACATGATCGGCCCCTGGAAGCGCGTTGCCGCGCGATGGAATGCAGCGAGGATAAGGCCTACGCAAGCAGGGCTGATTTCCTCTGATGAGCGCCGCGTCGTCAGCCCGGACGAAGCCGAGGCGCTGGGGCTGCTGGAGAACCCGCTCCCGCTCGACGGCGTCTACCGCGAGCGGGCCCGGCTGGTCGCACTGCTCGCCGCCCTCTATCCGTCGACTCTCGTGCTCGGAGCGGACCCGGAAGAGCCGGATTGGGCAGTCCTGTTCATCACGCTGCCCACCGGCCAAGCGTCGTGGCACATCGCGGCCGACGACCTGAGCCTGTTCCATCACGTCGACCTGGACGACGCGAACACGCCCGGCGCACCCGAGTGGGACGGCCACAGCACGGCGGAGAAGTACGAGCGCATTGCCGCGCACGTACGGACGCTCAAGCCCACCGTCCCCGTCCCCAGGGACGCGCTGCGGGGCCTTGTGGAGGTGGCGCGGTGGGTGTCCGGCGACCCGCACGAGCTGGCGCTCAGGAGCACCTGCACCGACTACTGCTGTCCAGACGGTGCATGCAAGCTCGACATCTACCGCGCCGCTCACCCCAGCCCCCGCCCCGACGCGAAGGCACGGCGCGCGCTCGCGGCGCTGGACGATGCGGGGCTGCTCGATCAGTTGGGGGAGGACGGCGATGGATGACGAAAAGCTCGTGCGCGACCTCATCCCCGCCATCGCCCCGGAGCGGCGCTACCGCACCGCCGACGCCTCGGAGATGCCCGCCCTGCTCCGGGCAAAGCTGCTCGAGGAGGCAGGCGAGGTCGCCAGGGCGTGCACCGAAGGAGAGATCGCCGAAGAACTGGCCGACGTCATGGACGTCGTGCAGGCCCTGGCCGCTCTGTGCGGCGTGAGCCCGGTGCACCTCGAAGCGATGCGGCGCAGGAAGCAGCGGACGCGCGGCGGCTTCGGCCACCGCGTCGTGCTACTTGATCAGATCGGAGAAGGAGATCAATGAGCTACGACATCGCGCTGCACCGTGAGGAGTCCCGACAGACGCCGGTGGCCGAGCGGTCGACGTGTCCGGAGCACCTTGAGTGGCGTGACCGGTGCGTTGGCCGACACGAGGTGCAGCCGTGACCGCCGCCGAGGTTTTCACCGCTGACGTCGTGGTCCTGACCGGGGACCGGCAGGTGCTGCTGATCGAGCGCGACTGGCCCCCTTTCAAGGGCTATTGGGCTTTGCCGGGCGGTCACATCGATCCGGGTGAGTCGGCCCGCACGGCTGCCGCGCGTGAGCTGCTGGAGGAGACGGGCGTCGAGGTCGACCCGGCTGATCTGGGCCGGGTTGGCAGGTTCGACGCCCCGGGCCGTGATCCTCGCGGCCGGTACGTGACCGCTGTCTTCGTGGCGGTGCTGCCTGCCGTGGTGGCGCCGACGGCCGGTAGCGATGCGTCCGCCGCGGCGTGGTGGCCGCTCGCCGAGTTGCCGATGCTCGCCTTCGATCACGCGGAGATTCTCGCCGCGGCCCTGAAGACGGGGGTGCAGCCGTGACCGCGGTCGACGAGCGGATGGTGCAGCGCATGCTGGATGGTCGGGCCGCGTCGGCCTTCGTCAAGGGTGTGGCCCGGATGGTGGAAGCGTGTCCGCATCCGCGGGGCCGGACGCTCAGGGTCACGGTCACCGCTGTCGACGGCGGCGAGGAGTTCGGTGCCGTTGAGGTCGACGTGACGAACCTGTGGGAGCTCGGGATGCGCGCCGGGTGGCGCGCCGACAATCCGCCGCCAGCCCTGAAGCGTCTGCGGCACCTGCGCGTCGTGCGCCCCGGCCAGTAGCCCACCCCCTGACCGCCGTGGTGGCGGGGTGACGACATCCCCCGGGCCTCCGCCGCCACGGCTCAACCTTCCTGATCCCGAGAGGATCCGCTATGCCTGCGTTTCTGTCGCCCGTCGCCGACCTGGCGGCACCGGCCGAGTCCTCGTCGCCGCTGTCGGTGGAGGAGCAGCTGGTCGCCGACTGGATGGCGGCCCGCGCCATCGACCCGGAGGTGCTCGATGACTGAGATCACCATCGTCCGCGCCGAACAGACCTGTGAGTCCTGCCCGTCGCAGTGGGACGCGTGGACAGACGACTGGCAGTACCTGTACCTGCGCTTCCGGTGCGGGCGCGGCACGGTCGATGCGTACGACGACCCGGACCCGGACACCTGGGGGCGCGTCCCCGACGGTGTGGTGGCGCGCTTCGAGCACGGCGGCCCGCTGGACGGTGTGATCAGCCTCGAATCGTTCTGCCGACTCGCGGGGCTGCGGCTGGAGCTGATCCGGTGAGCGCGCGCGAAGCGATGATCCGCACCGGGGTCCCGGCTGCCGCGCTGGACGCGTACGCCCACGAGTTGGCGGAGAAGATCCGGGCCGACCAGGACCACCGGGAAGCCGAAGAGCGTGCCCGCTTCAACCACCTGGATCACGAGACCGAACTCCAGGGCGACGCCGTGCGACGCACCGCCGACCTGATCGACCCGACGACGGAGGAAGGCGATGAAGAGTAGAGACCCCGGCGAGGGCGCCTGCCCGCGCTGCCGCAAGTCGGTCCCCCTGGTGAAGGACAGCCAGGGGGACCTTGTCTTGGAGCTGCACCACCTCGTGCTGTCCGACCAGGGCTACGTGGTGAGCACCTGCCGGGGCTCACGGGGTGCGCCTGCCAGGGAGCTGGACGACAGCGAGGACTGGGGGTGGAAGCAGGAGCGGGCGGCCCGCACGCAGCCGTACAGGAACGGCGGGCTGCCGGGCCTCGCAGCGGCCGTGGTGTCCCTGGAGGACTCGGTACGGACCGTCATACCGGCGATGCAGCACATGCGCGAGGCACTCGCCGAAGCGGAGGCAGCGTGCGCGGCGGCCGAAGGCACAGACGCCCGCTGCACCGCGCGCTACGGAGCCCCCGACGGGGTCACGCACCGGTGCCGCACCGAGGGCAGTCACAGGATGCACACATGCGCGATGCGCGGCTGCCCGTGGAGGTGGAGGAGCTCATGAGTGACGAACGGCCCGTCGCGGGCCGCTGCCCGCGCTGCGCCGCCCCGGTGGGCGCCGACGCGGCCCGCCGCCTCGAAGAACACCAGGCGCCGCTCTTCTCCGCGGCCGCGGCGTGGAGCCGCTGCCCCGGCTCGCGGACGGCCGCGCCCGCGCCCGCCGTGCCGCGTCAGGTGCACAGCCGTGCCGCCGGCTAGGCGCCCCGTGTGCGGCGCGGGGCTGCACGACCTCACCGACCCCGGCAACGTCCGGACCTACCGGCGCTCCGGCGGCCGCACCATGCGCTTCTGCAGGCCGTGCGCCCTGCGCAGGAGCAGGGAGCGCAGGACGCGCGGGCGCACCCCGGTGCCCAGCCCCTCGCGCACCGGACCGCGTCCGGCGCGCAGGAGCGTGCTCGGCATCCTGCAGGCCCTCGCCCGCGGCGAGACCGCAGCGGAGATCGCCGACCGCCTCGGCATGACGTGCGACGCCGTGGAGGACTGCCTGGACATGCAGCGCCGCCGCTACGGCGCGCGGAGCCTCGCGGCAGCCGTCCTGGCAGGCCTCGCCCGGGGGGAGATCCGGCCGCTCGGCTGGGAGCACCCGCTGCCGCCCCGCAACAACACCACCCGCAACCACACCCGTTCGCTGCTGCGGCTCGTACGCGGCGAGCGCACGGCCTGCGCCGCAGGACCCGCCCACGAGCGCATGATGGACGACCTGTACGCGTGGCACGAGCCGCACGCGGTGAGCGTCCTGTGGGCTGCCGGGATCATCACCGCCGACGACCTTCCCGCCCGACTGAGAGCAGCGGCATGAGATCACCCGTCATTGAATGCACAGCCCGATGACAGCACAGCAGAAAGAGGCGCGTGGCCGTGACGGAGACAGCAGACCAGAACGGCCACGCGCCCGCCTTTCCCCCGATCCTCTACACCCTCGCGGACTATGCGGCGACCCTCGGTCTCGACGACCAGGTCCGGCTTGTCGAACCGCAGATACCCCCGCCGCTCCTGCCGGAATTCCTCGGAGTCGTCCAGCGGCGGCGCGAGGAAATCCGGCAGGACGAAGAGGGGCGCAGAAGAAAAGGAGCCGCCGAATGGGCTGACGTACTCCAGCAGAGACGCGAAGGCGCTGAGATCGACCAGCTCCGGCAGCGGGAGGCAATGCCGCGCGCCTGGGCGCCCGTCGATATCGCGGCGGCGTGGGACGCGGCGGACGACGAGACCCGTACGGAAGTCGGCTATCTCTCCGGCGACATGCCCATCGGGCTTTTCTACCGGGGCAAGCTGAACGGAGTCCACGCCGAATCGGAGGCGGGCAAGAGCTGGCTGTCCTGCCTCGTCACCGTCCAGGAGATCACCTCTCACCACCACGTCGCCTACATCGACTTCGAGGACGACGTCACGTCCATCGTGCGGCGTCTCAAGCTGCTCGGGGCGGGCCGGGACGACGTGATCACCTATTTCCACTACCGCAATCCGACCGGGCCGCTCACGGCCGCGGACGAAGAGGGCCTGCGGGAGCTGATCGAAGTACGCGGCTCCCTGGCCGTGTTCGACGGCATGACCGAGGCCATGTCCCACGAAGGACTGGACGGACGGCTGGAGAACGACGTGGCCGCCTGGCACGCCAGGGTGACGAAACCGTTCGCCGCCGCGGACTGGTCCGTAGTGGTCCTCGATCATGTACCGCACGGCGAGAAGCGGGCCATCGGCAGCCAGCACAAGCGGTCCGCGCTCACCGGGGTCAGCTACCTCCTGGAGCTGGTCAAGCCCATCGGCAAGAACATGAAGGGCAAGAGCAGGCTGCGGGTCGAGAAGGACCGCGGGGCATGGGTCCGCGCCCACGCGGTCCCCGGACCGCGCCCCCAGTGGTTCGCGGACGTGGTCATCGACTTCGAGGGCAAGGCGGCGCCCACCGCGAACGTGTGGCCCGCCTGGCCTCACGACGACGCCGAAGCGCGGGGCTTCGAGGACGCGCCGCCGCAGAAGCTGTGCGAAGCCGTCACGGGCTTCGTGGCAGGCAACCCGGGATGCAGCGCGCGGGCGATCCGCCAGGGCGTCACGGGCGCCACGGACCGGATTCTGTGGACGATCGAGTGGCTGACCTCGCAGGGACACCTGACGGTGTCGAGGGCGGGATCGCGGTCCGCGCATGGTCCGGGACCGGTCCCCTACGAGGGGACCAAGATCGAGGACCACTGTACAGAGGACCGGTCCGTGTTCGTCCAGGACCACCTTACCGGCCAATGAGGGCTGGAATTTTATATACGACCAGGTCAGAGTCCTTATCAGTGAATTTTTCGAGTGGTCCCCGGACCGGTCCCGGACCACTCAGGACCGCTGTTTTAGTGGTCCCGGACCACTCCAGACGTTTGCCCAGGTCAGGACTGGTCTTTAGTGGTCCTCCCCCGTCCGTCCTTAAGGACGGGGACCACGGACCGGTTCCGGACACGTTGCGAAGATCAAAAGAGAAAGGATCTTGCTACGGCTGCGCGACGCAATATGGACACCAAGATCGAGTTAGCCACCTGCAACAGCTGCGGCGGCTATGTGATGGCAACAGCAGAGGCGGTGGCGGACACGCAGCCGCTGGACGCAGAGAGCTACCGGGCCGCCCTGATCGCTGGGCGGTCCGCCTACGACGTCATCGCAGAGGCTGGGCGGCCCCGGCACTTGAGGCTGCGCACGGCGAGCGTCAGCGGCATCGCGTGCGTCACCGTGGCGTCGCATTCCTGCGGGGCCGGGGTCACGCCGCTGGGCGCAGAGCCTTCTCCGGCCGCCGCCGTGACGGGCCGCCCTGCCAAAAGCTGGGCGCACCGCTGCTCCGCCTGCCGCTGCCTGATCGAGGCCGGCGAGAGCTTCACGGCCATCGACCACGAGCGCTACCACTGGGCGCAGCACGACGTGTGCCCCGTCCGCGCCTCTGTGCGCGTTTCTGACGCCCTGTAGGCCGCATCACGGCCCCGGGCGGCGCCGAACCCCTCAGCGGCCCCCACAGGGCCGCTCTGTCTTGATCAGGAAGAGGACCGCATGATGTGTGACGACTGCCGGTGGGCTGCCGCCCATCCGGCCGCTGCCGCCCAGTTCGACGACGAAGGCCACGCGAAGTGCAGTGCCCTGGGGCAGGGCCGGTGTACCTGCCAGCACCGCGGGACGCCGTACGCGGTCAACGCCGACCGCGACAGGGCGGCCGGTGCGCCTGTCCGTGCCGGTGCCATCGCTCCTGCGGACCGCGCCCGGCTGGGGTGGCTGCTCCGCGACGCGCTGCGCCGGAGCTTTCCGGGGCAGCGGTGACCGACGCCGAATACATAGCCGGCCTCGTCGCCCAGCTGGCCGGTGGCTGGGATGAGCGGATCGAATACGAGGTGCCGGTCACGCAGCATGTGGCGCTGTGCCAGCTGCGGCGGTCCGCCATGCCGCCGGGCAGGCGCAAGCACTACGAGTGCGGATGTCCGGTGCATTTCGAGGCGCGGGCGCAGACGACGCAATTGCCGTCGCTTCTCGATCAGTTGCAGGAGGCTGTTGCGGAGCCGGTGTCGAAAGCGGGCGGCGACGGTATCGGTGCCATGGACAGGCCGCATTCGAATCCGCCGGGCAATGGTGAGGCGCTTGCGGTGCTGCTGAGCGTTACGGCCGACGCCCGGAAGTATTACGACGCCCTTCGGCGAGTCCTCTATCCGGATCACGGGGAGCGGAAAGGCGTCACGGTGATCAGCGCTCTGCGTGCCATTCCGGACTGGTGCGCGATGGCGTCGGAAGCGGGACACGACGATCTTGTCTACGAAGTGAAAGAGGATCTGCGCAAGCGCGTCCGCACGGCGCGGATCATCCTCGGGTACGACTCGCCGATGGCGATGATCGAGGACACCGTCTGCGGCGACTGCGGGGGAGCACTGATCGTCGCTGACGATGCGTCAACAGACGTGCGGTGCATCGGAACACCCGAGGCGCCGTCGTGCGGTGCGAAGTACTTCAGGTGGGACTGGATCAGGCTGCTGGAAGGTGAGGGCGCGTGAGGATTCGAATTATTGAGACGGAGGAGTACCCGGTTCTCTATCTCGAACCGGAGTATGTGGAGTCCTTCCCGGATCAGGTGTACGAGGTCGATCAGGCCCTGATTGATGAGTACCGGGCGGCCGATGATGCGTGGAGGATCGTGCAGGGCAAGTTGGCGAATGTCATCCGGGCTGCCGCCCAGGAAGGTGAGGGCGCGTAATGGAACCCATTCATGTGTCGGACGGCGAGGCGCGCGAAGGGTACATGTACAGCGCGGGAGGTGTCGGCGTGCGCAAGGATCTCGTCGAAGCAGTCCTCGCATCGTGGGCGACCATCAGCCCGACCGGCGATCCGGTGCTGGCGCTGCGGTACGTCGGGGACGGGGCGGTCAACTCCGTCGACAACATCGCGCGGATGGCTGCCCTGGCGGTCGCCGAGGCCATCGTTCACCCGGAGGACCGATGACGCAGACAATCAAGCACGCGGCGGCAGACAAGTTCATGACCCTGGACGAGATCGAGTCCTTCTGCCGCCAGGTCCGCGCGGCCGGGGCGGCGGGCACCGCTTCACCGAAGGCGCGCATCACCTTCGGCGGGCAGCTCCGCAGCATGGAGATCTCCGTGGACGGCGGAGCATCGAAGGATGGGGCGCAGTGAGCGCCGACCTGATCGCTTTCGTCAGGGCGCGGCTCGACAGCGAGGAGCGGCGCGCCAGGGCTGCCCCGCAAGGCCCGTGGGTCGTCTCGCGTGAGCCCGGCCGACTCGGCTTGGATTGGACGATCTTCGGACAGCTGGGCACGACGACTCGGTACGACAGGGCGACTGACTCACGCGTGCGTGTTCCTCAGCGTGAGGAGATCGCGGGTCCGGGATACGAGGGCGGCGGAGTGTGGAGCCGAGAGGCTGCCGACCACATCGCCCGCCATGATCCGGCCCACGTTCTCAGGGACATCGAGGCGAAGCGGGCGCTGATCGACAAGTACGAGGAAGCCGTCACGTTCTACAACGACCCTGCCAACCGGCATGTGTCCGCAGGCGAGATCACGGGGCTGAGGACGGCGCTGGCTTGCGCCGCCCTGCCCTACGGCGACCATCCCGACTACGACGAGGAGTTCCGGCCGTGACCGCCGAACTGATCGCGTTCCTGCGGGCGCGGCTCGATGGTGCTGTCGCCCGAGCCTCGCGGTGGCATGACCTTGAGTGCGAGATCCACACACGCATGGACGGCGACCTGCTGGCGATGCTTGCGGCAGGAAGGATGCTGGCTGAGGTGCCCGGAGCCGTGTGCGACTGCGGTGGCCCGGCCCGCGTCCTCAAGGAGATCGAGGCGAAGCGGGAGATGCTGCGGTTGTACGAGCGGGCCTGTGACCACTGGGCGGTCTTCACGAGCGGCTTCACGGTCGCGCTGGAAGACGTGCTGCGCATGTTCGCGGCGGCGTACGACGATCATCCCGACCACTGCGAGGAGTTCCGGCCTTGACGGACGACGGATGGACTGTCGAAACGCTGCGGGCCCACGTCACGGCGATCTTCGAGGAGCGGGACAAGCGCTACGACCAGCGCTTCAACGATCTCGACATGGCGACGAAGGCGGCGCTGGCCGCCTCCGACAAGGCTGGCAGCAAGGCGGAGCGCGCGACCGAGGCGCGCTTCAGGGGCGTCAACGAGTTCCGTCAGACGCTCTCCGACCAGGCCCTGCAGTTCATGACCCGCACGGAGGCCGTGGCCGCGATCGAGCGCAACAGCGAGCGCATACAGGAGCTCACGGACCGTCTCAACCGGTCCGAGGGCAAGGGTGCGGGCCTCAATGCCGGATGGGCCTACCTGATCGCAGGGGTCACGGCGATCGCTGCCGTGATCGGGATCATCCTGGGTGTGACCAGATGAGAGGAGAAGTGATCATGACCGACGAATCAGCTGCCCGCGCCGATGCGCTCGTGAGCGCGTTCATCCTGCGTAGCTTCCTTGAGCGCACCCGCGAGGATATGGAGAGCCGTTTGCGCTGGCGCTGTCAGCGATCGAGTGATGATGACGCCCGGCATCTTGTCGACTGCCCAACGGTCAGGGTCGTCGACCAGGAGGGCAGTGACGGCGAATACGGCTGCGACACCGGCTGCGAGTACGCAAGGCTTGAGGCGACCATCACGTGCGAGCACGGCCGTAGTGCCGACTTCGAGTACGGCGACTTCGGTGACCTCGCGGGCTTGATCTCGGGGATCGTCGATGAAGAGTCCCGGCGCCCGTGATCCTCGCCGACACCGAGGCCGCCTGTCTGTACTGGGGCTGCTCGCGGCGCTATCTGTACAAGCTGGCCGCAGAGGGCCGTCTGGTCCGCTACGGCAGCACGAGACAGCGCCTGTGGGACCTGGACGCGATGAAGCCGCGAGAGCCCGGTGCGCCGCTCCCTGAGCCGCCGCCGAAACGCCCACGAAAGGGGATGATTGCCATGTAGGCCTTTGCTGGTGCACTCTTGACCCGTACCAGGCATGCCCGGGAGGCAGCCTGTCGATACTTCAGGGCCCGCCGTGTGCGGGCCTTTCTGCTGTGTGCCGCCTTTGGTGAGCGCCAGCGCCATTCACTCACCGCGCCACTGACTGCGCGGATACAGCGGCCCCGTCGTGGGCCGCTTCCTCATGCCCGCACCAGGCGGGTGGCCTGAGCGGGGCAGGCCCAATTCCCATCGGAGATCAGCTCATATGGGGCACGACCGCAAGCATCGCAAGATCAAGGGCGCCCGGACCAAGCGCGCTCTCGCCACGACGGGGGTTACCGCCCTCGTGGGCACGGGCTTCACGGCCGCCGGGGCAGGCACGGCAGACGCCGCTCCGGTCAGCGTGTGGGACCGTGTTGCCCAATGCGAATCAGGCAACAACTGGAAGATCAACACCGGCAACGGGTACTACGGCGGGCTGCAGTTCAGCGCGTCGACCTGGCGCGCATACGGCGGCGGCAGGTACGCCTCCCGCGCCGATCTTGCCAGCAAGGCCCAGCAGATCCAGACCGCAGAGAAGGTGCTCGCCTCCCAGGGGCCCGGAGCCTGGCCCGTGTGCGGCGCCCGTGCCGGGCTCACCCGGGGCGGCGTCAAGCCCTACAGGGCGGCGCCCAGGGCCGCGAAGGCAGCGCCTCAGGCCGCGCCGAAGGCGGCCGTGGGCGGGACTGCGGCCAGGGCCGTGGCGCATGCGCTCAGGCAGGTGGGCAAGCCGTACATCTACGGGGCCACCGGCCCCAACGCCTACGACTGCTCCGGTCTGGTGCAGGCCGCCTGGCGTGCGGCAGGGGTCTCGATCCCGCGTACGTCACAGGCACAGCTGGCCGGGCTGCGGCGGGTCTCGCCGTCACAGGTGCGGCCCGGCGACCTGGTGATCTACCGGGGCGGTGGGCATGTCGCCCTGTATATCGGGGGCGGCAAGATCATAGAGGCCAGCCGTCCGGGTACGGCCATCCGCACCGCGCCCTGGCGCAGCGGCTGGTACGCGAGCGCCTTCACCGCCGTCGTACGCCCGGCGGGCTCGACAGCAGGGGGGCCTGTGAAGCAGGCACCCCCCACCACGGCGAAGAGCAAGGGTGCCCCCAAGAACCATGGGGTGCCTGCCAAGCCGAGGGCCACGCAGAAGAGGGCCACCCCGCAGGACACCAGGGGCGCTCAGCGTCGGGGCGCCCCTGCCAGGCGGGCGCCTGCCACGTGGGGCGGCAAGGCGTACAAGGTCAAGCCTGGTGACTACCTGTCACGTATCGCCAAGGAGCACAACATCAAGGGCGGCTGGCAGGCGCTGTACGCGGGCAACGACAGGACCGTCGGCAGTAACCCCCACCTGATCCACCCGGGCCAGGTGCTGCACCTGTCCAAGTAGATCCACCTCGCTTGTGCTGCCTGATACACCCTCACCGGCACGGTGTGCCCCCACCCATGGAGGTGCACCGTGCCGGTGACCAGGTGTGCCGGTCGCAGTGGTAGTCGATGGCGTGATGCTGTCGCACTGCTCAAGCGTGAGTCGGTGCCGATCTGTCATCTGTGTGGTCGTGACATCGACATGACCTTGCACTACCTCGATCCGATGGCATGGCAAGCGGATCATGATCCTTCGATCGCTGTACTACTCGCACGCGGTGATGATCCCGATGACGTGCAGTGGCTTAAGCCCTCGCACCGGATCTGCAACCAGCGCAAAGGATCAGGTCAGGCCAGGCGGCCGGTGGTCGCGTCGAAGCGGTGGTAATGCATAGCCCCTGTATAGAGCCCGCATAGGCATGCCGAATAGTTGATGTATGGCTATGCATTGGCGTCGGGCTATTAGTGATCGGTGAGGGGGATTGCTGATGTTGCATCGGGGGTGCGGACCAACGACTGGGCGGGCCGGAATTGATTTGGCATTCCAACATCACATAGGGGGGTGGGGGTTTGCTGCAAAAGATCGCCAAGGTGACCCGCTTCGCTCCTATGTCCGGGTTAACCCTCTAGCGAAATGATCTGCAAATCTGCAGGTCAGAAGCTTGATCGATAAGGTTGTCCCAGTTGGATCTCCATGGCCCTGCTAGATCGTTCGCATATGCGCAGGTCAGAGCTTGATCGACGCTGTGGGCCGTTTAAGGGCTGAGTTGATCGTCTTTACGAAGCAAATTTGCTGCCTCTGTCGACGTCTTGATCATCTGAGTGATCGTCAAGTCTGCTGCTCCGTAGATCAACTGGTGTGGTGTCATATCGATCAAGCGCATAAATGCCTGCATAGATCGCGCCGGGATTATGCATAGCCGTACGTCATCGCTGCATAGATCCCGAAGGGGGCATGCATGGCCGATGTCGTGATCCCCGTCTACTTTCAGGATCCGGATGCCAATCTCGACTGGGTGTGGGACTGGTCGGACTGGCTCGCCCCCGGCGAGACGATCTCGTCGTCGACCTTCACCGTGTCTGCCGGGCTGGACCTCGGGGTCACGTCCAGCACGCTGTCGAGCACGACGGCGTGGCTGTCCGGCGGCGCTCCCGGCAACCCGTACCTGGTGACCAACCACATTGTCACGAGCGCCGGCCGCGCCGACGACCGCTCGATCACGATCCGCGTCAAGAACCGCTGATGGCCCTGTACGTCGTGATCGGCCCTCCCGCTGCGGGCAAGTCCACGTGGGTCAACGAGCGGGCGAAGAGCGGCGACATTGTCATCGACTACGACCGCATCGCCAATGCCCTGACGGCTCTCGGTGCTGCGCCGCACGGCCACAAGCGCCCGCTGGCGACGGTCGCTTTCCGTGCCCGCGAGGGCGCTATCAGCGAGGCGCTGCGGCACGTCGAGACGCACGACGTCTACATCATTCACTCGGTGCCGAAGCAGGCAGCTATGGATAACTACTGCAAACGCGGCGCCGAGATTGTCACGATTGACCCCGGGCGCGACATCGTCGAAGCGCGCTGCGCCGCCGAGCGCCCCGAGGACTACATGAGGGGCGTGAAGCGCTGGTACGGCTCCGGCCTGCGCCAGCGTCCCGCGCCGCGTCCGGCGCCCCCACAGACCGATGCGCCGCACGGCGCAGCACCGCGGCCGGCCACCGGCTCCCGCGCTTGGTGAAGGGATTTCAAGGATGGCCGTCCAGCTTGCTACTGCAACTCAGAATGCGATGGCCGATGCCGCTGTCGACCTGATCGACGGAGGGGCGGGCGCCGGAACGATCAAGATCTATACCGCGTCGCAGCCCGCGAATGCCAACACGGCGGTGTCGTCGCAGACTTTGCTCGCGACGTTCACGCTGGACGACCCCGCTTTCGGCGCCGCGTCTTCGGGCGTCTGCACGCTCGGTGCCGTACCGCTGTCGACGACGGGTGTTGCGGCGGGCACAGCGGCGTGGTTCCGCTGCGCGAGCAGCACGCCGGGCACGGTCTTCGACGGCTCGGTCACGGCAACAGGCGGTGGCGGGCAGATCCAGCTCAACACGACCACAATCTCAAACGGCGTTTCGGTCGAAATCACGAGTGGCACGTTCACCATGCCCGCGAGTTGACCGCTTATGTATGCAGGTCACGGGCATTTGTAAGCTGACACTGCGTCATGAAGCCCTTAGAATTTAGAGATGAAGACACCTTGTACGGCTGTCGGATGCGAGCGGCCTTTGCTGGCACGGGGGTACTGCTCAGCGCACTACGGCGCCGCCAAGAGACGTGGTGAGTTCGGCGGCCCCTCGTGCAAGAGGGATGACTGTGACCGTCCGGTATATGGGCGAGGGTGGTGCAGTAAGCACTGGCAGAACTGGCGCTACTCGGTCACCAAGGGCGATGCGCCTGATCCGTCACGCCCGATCTGTTGCGTCGAAGATTGCGAGAGGCCGGTTCGAAACAAGGGATGGTGTGCCACGCACTATTCCCGGTGGTACCGCACTGGCGATCCGGGAGGTGCGCAGATCAGCACTCCCGCTGCGGCGGGTGAGGGGTACATAGACGGCTCGGGGTACCGACGCTTCACACGTGACGGTGTCGCGGTGCTTGAGCACCGTGACGTGATGTCCAAGGCCATCGGCCGTCCCCTGGAGTCGCACGAGACGGTGCATCACATAAACGGCGACCGGCTCGACAACCGCCTAGAGAACCTGCAACTTCGGTCGGGCCGTCACGGCAAAGGCGTTGCCCACCGTTGCCTTGATTGCGGCTCGCAGAATGTGATCGCCGTGGAGCTGTAGTACGCGGGAGGTGGCGGCCTCCTCATGCCCATCGCGTTTCAGAATGCAACGTCGGCCACCGGCAACAACGTTGCGACGTACGCGGTCAGCGCGCCGTCCGGGACCGCCAGCGGGGACATGCTGATCCTCGCCGTCTCGGTGTCGGAATCCGCCGGCGTGGTGCCGACGGTAACGGGCTCCTGGACGCAGAAGCTGACTGTCAACCAGGTGACCAGCGGTGATGACCAAGACAACACGCTGTCGCTCTTCTGGCGCCGCGCGTCGTCGGAGCCGGGCAGCTACACGGTCACGCCGGATGGCACGTACGGCAACTACTCCGCTGCTTCGGTGCTCCGCTACACGGGCGTGATCTCCAGCGGTGATCCCTTTCGCGCGTCGGCGACCGCTACCGGCGGCGCGACGCTCGGCACGCCGCGCACGAGCGCCACGCTGTCCGGCGTTCAGACCTCTGACCTGGCACTTCATTGCGCGGGGGCAGTGAAGGCGACGTGGAACACGGACACGTTCGACCCCGCCGGGCCGGGAGGCTCGTGGGTGGAGCGCGGCGAGATCCGCATGACGTCGGCCAGCACGGGCATGCCTGCGATCTTGTACTTGGAGCAGTCCGGCACCGGCACTGCTCCGTCCTTTTCCGCGACGGGCACGGCGTCGGCGAACTTGGCGTGGTGCTTCTGTGCGGGCGCCCTGATGGAGGAGCCCGCGCAGACGGGCCCCGGTGAACGGATCTTCAGCACGGCGGTACGCCGTGCCTCTACGTGGTGAGGGAACGTCATGGCCGCTCTTGATTCCAACAGGTATCCGCTGATGTGGATGAACGGGGAGTCGGACCGCGTTGCGCTGTATGCCCTGCGGGACGTCACCGCGACCGATACGGTCGACGTTGTCCAGCAGTTCACCGTCGTGAAGCGCGCGGTGATCATGGGGACGACCGTGGCTGCGGCCGTCGGCGCCTCGGTTTCGAACACCACGGTGACGGTACCTGCGGGGGCGAACCGGGACGGCGGGTACCTGCTGGTCTACGGCGTGGCCGGTGTGGCGTGAGCCTCTACGTCGCCTACAACTGCGCCATCGATGCGACGACCGGCGTCATGGCGGGGACCAGCTACACCACGGGCGCGAAGTGCGCGATCCAGCTGGCGACCACCTCCACCGTCGGCATTCGCGTCGTCGAATGGGGCGTCAGTTTCAACGGCAGCGCGGCTGGTACGCCCGCCGTCTGCACGCTCGCGCAGGCCAGCGCCGCAACCACTTCGCTCACCGCCCACAGCACGTCCACGGTGATGCCGGTCGGCGACAGCGCCAAGGCGTCCAGCCTGACGATGGGCACCGGGTCCACGGGCTACGGCGCCGCGACCATCATCACGAACACGACCGAGCGGCAGTTTGCGGGCGCCCTGGTGGCGCCGACGACGCAGTACGAGAAGCAGTGGCCGCTGGGCCGCGAGCCGGTGGTCAGCCCCTCGAAGTACTGCCAGCTCAGGGTCAACACCGCCGCGACGCTGACGGCCATCGCGTACATCGTCTTCGAGGAGTGCTGACCGAGGCGGTGTGATTCCATGGCCCGTCTCGGACGCGGACACCCCGCAGGCGCCTACGCGACGCGGGTCACGCAGCCCGCCCCCCAGCTGGCCGCTGACGGCGTCCTGGCGGTCACTGCCCCGTCGGTGACGGTCGCGGCGGCCGGGGCCGCGAAGGCGGCAGGCATGCTGTCCGCGGCAGCGCCGTCGGTCATGATGACCGCGGGCGGCGCGGTGGAGGTGCCGGGCACGCTGCCGGTCACCGCGCCTGCGCCAGTCGTCGACATCACCGCCGGTGCGGTCGCAGCGGGCGCCCTGGCGGTGACTGCACCGGCGTCTGCGGCGCTCCTCGCCGGGACCGTGACAGTCCCGGGTGGCCTGACTGTCGCTGCACCCTCCGCGACGGCCAGCGCCGCCGGAGGTGTCACGGTGACGGGCACGCTGTCCGTCGCGGCGCCCCTGCCGGCGGCGGAGCTGGACGGCCGTCTGCCGTACGCGCTGCGCGTCGTCGCGCCCGCCCCTGTCTTCATCGCGGTCGGCGGTATCACCAACCTGGTCGGCGTCACTGCACCTGCTGCTCTGATCGAGATCTCGGCAGGCGTCGCAGTCAGCGGTGACGCCGAAGCGACAGCGCCCGCGCCGTCCATCGCGGCCTACGGCGCGGTGAGCACAGATGCCGTCCTGGCCGTGACGGCGCCTGCTGCCGCGGTCGAGGCCGCCGGAGACCTGACAGTTACGGGCGGGGCGGCGGCGACCGCTCCGGTCCCGCTCGCCAGTCTGTCCGGCGGGCTCACTGCCGCTGCGGCTCTGGTCGCGACCGCCCCGGTCCCTCAGGTTCTGATCGAAGGCGCCGCACTGCTGGGCGGCGCTGTCGAGGTGGCCGCACCGGCCCCTGTTGTGTCGTTTCCGGGAGAGACCGTGTCCCGCGGGCCGATGGCCTGCCAGGCGCTCTCAGCAGGCTTCACCGCAGTGGGCACCGTCGCTGCGCCCGGCTCGCTGTCGGTCCTCGCGCCGGGCGTGCAGGTGGCCGTGCACGGCGCCGTGGCCATCGAGTCCGGCGCGTTGGCTGCCGCGGCGCCGCTGCCGGCCGTCCTCGTGTTCATGGAGACCCGCGCTGCGGGGCCCCGTGTTGTCGTCGTGGTCGCCCAGCCGCGCATTCTGTGCGTCGCAGCCGAGGACCGGAGGGTCCGCGTCGCTGAGGATCTGCGCACCCTGACTGTTGCCGCCGAGGCCCGCCTGATCTTGATCGAGGCGACGCCCAGAACTTTGGAACTGGCGGGTGACTTCGGGTGAGCGACTTCCGCGACGTCATCTCCGAGGGCGACAAGCGCGCGCAGCTCGCAGCGATCCGTGACCGGCTTGCGCTGGAAATGTCCGGCGAGTTCGACTGCTGCTCGTGCGGCAAGCCGCGGCGCTCCGCGGGCGCTGAGACGGCGGCTCTGGCGTTGCGGCTGGTCAAAGTCCTCGAAGCGCTGGAGTCGATCCCCGATACGGCGGCGGTGTCCCGGGTCGACGAGCTGATGGCGCGCCGTACGGGCGGCGCGCCGAACGCGGCGCGGCGCCAGGGCGGCAGGCGCAGGGGCACCGGGGTATGAGCGGCATCGTCGTACCGGGGCGTGGCGACCAGGCCCCCCGGATTCTCAGCGCGCCCCCGCGGGTGTCGAGTGTCGGCGCGGACGTCGCAGAGCTTGCGGAGATCGCCGGGCTCACGCTCGATCCCTGGCAGCGCCTCGTACTCGACAACGCTTTGGGGCAGCGCCGTGACGGGACGTGGTCCGCCTTCGAGGTCGGTCTGATCGTCGGCCGCCAGAACGGCAAGGGTGTCTGCCTCGAAGCCCGCGAGCTGGCCAGTCTGTACCTGCTGGACGAAGAGCTGTGCATCCACAGTGCGCACCTCTTCGACACGTCACTCGAAGCCTTCAAGCGCATCCTCGGACTGATCGAGAACACTCCGGATCTGGACCGCATGGTCAAGCGCGTCAGCCGCTCCCACGGTGAAGAGGGCATCGAGGTCTTCCGCGACGGCGCCCTGCGGCGGCTGCGTTTCCGCTCGCGCACTGCGGGCGGCGGCCGTGGCTTCTCCTGCGACTGCCTGGTTCTGGACGAGGCAATGATCCTCACGGACCGGGCGGTGGGCGCGATCCTGCCGACACTGTCCGCCGTGCCGGACCCGCAGGTCTGGTACACGGGGTCGTCCGGCACCAAGGACTCGACCGCGCTCGGCCGCGTCCGCACCCGCGGCGTTGCGGGCTCCGATCCTCGCTTGTGCTACCTGGAGTGGTCGATCGACGGGTGCACGCAGTTCTGCCCGCCGACGTGCGAAGACCATGACGCGCAGGACTTCACTCCCGATCCGCGGTGGGACGAAGCCGAGTACAACCGGCAGCTTTCGCGCCTGTACGCGAGCTACCCCAAGGCCAATCCGGGCTTCGGGATCCGCATCGGGGGAGTGCGTGATCCGGAGCGCTCCATCGAGCACATCGAGGCGGAGCGCCGCTCGATGTCGGCGGAGGAGTTCGCTCGCGAACGTCTCGGGGTCGGCGACTGGCCTGTCGAAGGCGAGTCGTGGCGCGTCATCGGTGAGGCGTACTGGAAGGCGTGCATCGACCCGTCGTCCGAGCCGGTCGGTGATCTGTCTTTCGGCGTCGACCTGGCGCCGGACCGCAAGAGCGGGTGCATCGTCGTCGCCGGGCTGAATCCGGACGGGCTGACCCACGTAGAGATCACGTCGCCGGATGACACGACCCTCGACCACCGCCCCGGCGACCGGTGGATCGTGCCCCGCCTCGCCGATCTGGTGGCGCGCTGGAAGCCGAAGGCCGTCGTCATCAACCGCGCCGGCCAGGCGGGCGCGCTGATACCGGCGCTCGAAGCGAAGGGCGTCGAGGTCATCCACCCGACCGCGCGCGAATTCGCGCAGGCCTGCGGCAGCTTCGGCAGCGCGGTCGTCCCGATGCGCGGCCACCACCCCACTCTCGTGCACCTCGACCAGGTGACGCTGTCCTCCGCGGTGGCGGGCGCCGACAAGCGCACCGTCGCCGACCTGTGGGCCTGGGACCAGCGGGGGGCGGCCATCGACATCTCGCCTCTCCAGGCTGCGACGCTCGCGGTCTGGGGACTGCAGCAGATCAAAGCCGAACCCGAGCCGGTCGAACCGTGGGTGGTTATGCAGTGACGCGCTTTCAGCTCTTCGCCGCCCTGCTCGTGGGGGTCGGCATGACCGCCGTCGGACTCGCCTGGGCGTACGGGCCATGGGGGCTGACCGGCAGTGGCATTGCCGTACTCGCGGTCGCCCTCTTCGGAGTCAACGAAAAGAAGGAGTGACCTGTGGCCAAGCTCTGGCGCTCGCTCCTTCGGAGCGGCGAAGCTCGCAGCAGCGATCCGCCGCTGTCCATGCAGAGCTGGGCTGATCTCCTCAACTACAACGGGCTCGCCTACGGCTTCGGCACGGTGACGACCAGTGCGGACACTGAGGCGATATCCAACGACTTCCGCGCCTACAGCGAGGGCCTGTACAAGGCAAACGGCATTGTCTTTGCCTGTATGACGGTACGGGCGCATGTCTTCTCCGAGGCGCGCTTTCAGTACCAGCGGATGAAGAACGGCCGCCCCGGCGACCTGTTCGGCACGAAGGAACTGGCCCTGCTGGAGACGCCGTGGCCCAACGGGACGACCGGCGAACTGCTGTCCCGGGCCATGCAGGACGTGGACCTGTGCGGCAACCACTACGTGGTCCGCGAGGCCGGGCGCCTGCGCCGTCTGCGCCCCGACTGGGTGCAGATCGTGCTGACGGCGCCACCCGACCAGGCTGTGCAGAGCGACGTCGCGGGCTATGTCTACTATCCGGGCGGAATCGGCAATGGCCAGGGGAAGGTGTATCTCCCCGAGGAGCTGGCGCACTGGTCGCCTATTCCGGATCCTGATGCGCAGTACCGCGGCATGTCGTGGCTGACGCCCGTTATCCGCGATATCCAGTCGGACAAAGCGGCGACCACGCACAAGGCGAACTTCTTCGCCAACGCTGCGACTCCGAACCTTGCTGTTTCCTTCAAGGAGACGGTGACCAAGGAGCAGTTCAAGGACTTCATGGCGGCCATGGATGCCGCTCATTCAGGCGTGGACAACGCGTACAAGACTCTGTACCTGGGCGGCGGCGCGGATGTCCGGGTGGTGGGCGCTGACCTGAAGCAGCTTGATTTCCGGGCGACGCAGGGCGCCGGTGAGGTGCGCATCGCCGCCGCGGCGCGGGTGCACCCCACGCTGGTCGGCCTGTCCGACAGTCTCAGCGGTTCGTCCCTGAACGCCGGTAATTACAGCGTGGCCAGGGACTGGTTCGGTTCCGGGACGATGCGCCCGCTATGGCGCTCGATATCGGCGGCCTACCAGACGCTCGTGCCCGCGATCACCGGTACGCGCCTCTGGTACGACGACCGCGACATTCCTGCGCTGCGCGCGGACAAGAAAGATCTTGCTGAGATCCAGACGACGCAGTCGGCCACCATCACGTCCCTCATTACTGCGGGCTTCACGCCGGAATCGGCGGTTGCGGCGGTCATGGCAGAGGACTGGGCACTGCTGGTGCATTCCGGGCTGCTCAGCGTGCAGCTCACCCCGCCCGGAGAGTCGGACGAGCCGGTCGCATTGCCGGAACCCGTAACCGCACCTGCCGAGGGGAACTGAGGGGGCAGCACATGGCCGCTGCGGTTCTGCGTCACGGCAATCTCGGTGATCCCGGCTATCACGCTTTGCACCCGGGAAATACCGGGGGCGGTGAGAAGAGGCTCCCTTCAGGGGCTATGGTCGGCAGCCCGGACTTCTCGGAAGGGGATCACCGGGACGCTCTCAAGGGGTATCAGAAGAATTCTCAGGATCTCAACGAATACATGCGTCACAAGCGGCTCCCCAACGGAAGTAATGAGAAAACCATCCGACGGGAATCGCAGATTCTGGACGATTTGATCCAGATTCAGGAACCGTCCACCAAACCCCGGACAGTGTACCGGGGGGCCAAGAAGATGGATCTCAAGGTGGGCAGTGTATTTACCGACTCGGGATTCGTCAGTACGTCGGACAGCAAGGACGTAGCCGAACTCTTTACGGTCATGTACGACGAGGAAAATCCTGGGGACGTCCTGGAAATCGATCTGCCCAAAGGGACCAGGTCGGTCCATGTCCCTTCGGTCAAGGGCGAGGACAAGTACGGCGAAGATGAGCGCATCCTCTCGCCCGGAACCTCGTACCGCGTCGTCGCCAAAACTCCGAACGGCTACAAGCTGGAAGTGATCACATGAGTTCCGACCGAGACCCCCGACGGTTCACATGGGAGCCGAGTGATCTGGAAGGCCATTCCCCCGGAGGAAAGGACGGGCCGCTGTTTCCTGACGCGGACGATCCGGACGCTCCGAAGGAAGGCCGTAGCGCAGCTTCTGGTGCTCCGGTCAAGCTGACCGTGCCAGTATGCCGCGCACTTCCGGAGCATGTGGCTGTGCGGGCCGGTGCCAGTGCCGGAGAAATGCCTACGATGACGGGGCACTTCAGTGTGTTTGAGACCTGGTACGAAATCAATTCGGCCTGGGAGGGGCAGTTCATGGAGCGCATAGCTCCTGGCGCCTTCAAGAAGACACTGAATGACGATGCGGGCCGGAAGAACCCCGGCGAGCGCATCAAGGTACTGCTGGAGCACGGTCACGACCCCCAGGTCGGGGACAAGCCGCTCGGCGTACCGCGCAGTTTGGGTGAGGACGCGACCGGCCCGGCTTACGAGGTGCCCCTGCTGGACACGTCCTACTGTCGCGATCTGGTGCCTGCCCTTGAGGCCGGGGCGTACGGCTCCTCCTTTCGGTTCCAGGTGATGCGGGACGACTGGAATGAAGCCCCGGAGCGGTCGGCCTCGAATCCGGGTGGCATTCCCGAGCGCACGATCCGCGAAGTCAGGGTGCTGGAATTCGGGCCCACCGTTTTCCCCGCGAACGCTGCGGCGACGGCCGGGCTCCGGTCCACTACCGATGATTACTACGACAAGATCCGTAGCCGCCATCCCGACCAGTACGCGGAGGCACTGCGGAGCGTGAGGGGCCAGCGGGCGGATTCGGCCGAGTACGCCGACCCGGACAAGAAGTATCCGCTGGGAAGCGCGGAGCAGGTCAAGGCCGCGTGGAAGGCCGTTAACAGTTCAGCTGCTGAGTACAGCCCGGAGGATCTCGCCGCCATGAAGGCCAAGATCCAGGCTGCTGCGAAGAAGCTGGGCGTCACCCTGGACGACCCCAAGAAGGAAGGGCCGCCCGCCAAGGGCGACGCCCCGAAGAAGGGCACTCCGTTCGGAGCCGCCCCCGAGAAGAAGTCGACAGAGCCGCGCAAGCACTCTGCGGAACCGACCCCGATCACTACGCAGAGCAGGAGCAGCAGCGTGCCCGACAACGAGTTTCAGATGACAGTTGAGGAGCGCTCCGCGCGGCAGGAGGAAATCCGGCAGCGGCTTGGGGAGCTTGACACCGAGTACAACGGTGCGGCCCTTCCGGGGGACCGGCAGGACGAGTGGGATGCACTTTCCGCGGAGCACGACGAGCACAAGGCCGCCATCGAGGCGGCGACCGCCCGTGCGGCGCGTATCGCGGCGCTTGCGGGCGCCAAGGGCGGGACCGAGAGCGGCACCGGCTTCGAAGCGCCCAACCAGGTGCGTACCCGCTCCGACATCTACGACGTGGTGGCGCTGCGGCGCGACGCCCGGTCGATGGACGACCTGGGCAGGATGCTGAAGGAGAACGCACTCCGGGCGAACGAGCAGGCGCACTTCCCGTCGGTTCGCAGCCGGGAGGACGCTCAGGCCCATGTCGAGCACCTGATCCGGAGCGTGGACGGCCCGGAGGGCGTCCTCGCCAAGCGCATCCTGACAACTGGCCACGAGCGCTACGACAGGGCGTTCGGCAAGGCCGCTCTGGCGGGGTCTACGGCCACGCTCACGAACGAGGAGCGTGCCGCCCTGGCCATGGGCGCCGATGCGACGGGTGCCTTCGCGGTGCCGTTCCAGCTCGACCCGACCGTCATCATCGACAGCACGGTGTCCGGCGGCGTCGTCAACCCCATCCGTCAACTGGCCCGAACGGTAACGATCACCGGCAAGACGTGGGAAGGCATCACGTCCGGCGGCATCACAGTGTCCCGCGCGGCGGAAGCCGCTGAGGCTACGGACAACTCCCCGACGCTCGCCCAGCCGACGGCCACACCGACGCGTGTGCAGGGCTTCGTCCCGTTCTCCTTCGAGGTCGACCAGGACTGGACGCAACTGCGCGGTGAGCTGGGCAGCATGTTCCAGGAAGCCAAGGACAACGAGGAGAGCGCGAGCTTCATCCTCGGCGTCGGCACCACGGTGAACCCTCAGGGCGTCGTCGTCGGCGCTGCGACTGGCACGCTCCTGTCCACTGCGACAACCCTGGTCTTCGCGGTCGGTGACCTTTACACGCTGCATGACGCGCTGGCGCCGCGGTACGTCCCGAATGCCAGCTGGCTGGCGAACAAGGCGACGTACAGCAAGATCCGGCAGTTCGACACGGCGGGTGGCGCCAACCTGTGGGAGCGCATCGGTGCGGGCCGCCCGAACGAACTGCTCGGCTACCCGGCTTACGAGGCGTCGGCCATGGCCAGTGCGCTTACATCCGCGAGCCGCATCATGCTCTTCGGCGACTTCAAGAAGTTCCTGATTGTCGACAAGGTCGGCATGAACGTCGAGCTGATCCCGCACCTCTTCGGCGGGACCGCGAACTACCCGACCGGGCAGCGCGGCATGTACGCGGTGTGGCGCAACACGTCCAAGCTGCTGGACGCCGCCGCGGTCCGCCTCCTGAAGGTTCTCTGATCCACCGCCTGGCGTTCCTTCACCGGGCGCCGGGCCACCAGGGGAGACCCGGAAGGAGTTACCGCCATGGCGGGACGTATCTATGTGTCCAGGGTGAGCGGTGTCGTGCAGCTTGAGGACGGCTCGCAGATCACTCTCCAGGAGGGCGTCACGCGGGTCCGCGAGGGGCACGCGCTACTCGAAGACCGCGAGGACCTGTTCCAGGAGATCGGCGTTCACTACGAGGTCGAGGCCGCGGTGGCGCGCCCGGAGGTGCCCGCGAAGCGCACCGAGGCGCCTGTCGGGCCGGCCGTGAAGCGTGGCCCTGGCAGGCCGTCCGGTAAGCAGGGCGCCTGATGGCCAACAACATCAGGCAGCTGACGGCGGGATCGACCTACTTCCAGGTCATGGCATCCGCGGCAAGGACGGCGACGCCAGATACCGAGGAATTCGAGATCACCGGCCGCGGCTACGAGTACAGCGGCCTGCATCTCATCATCGATGCCACCGCCGTCACGGCCACTCCGGCGCTGACGGTCACCGTGTCCGGCGTCGACCGCGTCAGCGGCAAGACGTACACGATCCTCCAGTCCGCCGTCATTGCCACCGCCGTAACGACGGTGCTGCGCATCGGCGTCGGCCTGACTCCCGCGGCCAACACGGTGGCGAGCGACTCGCTCCCGCCGGTCTTCCGGGTGACTGCAGCGCACGGCGATGCCGATTCAATTACCTATTCCATCGGCGGGATGCTGGTCTAGCCCATGCCGCCCACCGCGCAAATTCGCATGACGGGGAGCGTGGCAAATATGGGCGCTCCCTATGCCTCATTGGAAGAACTCAAGGCGTATATGGGTCAGTCCATACAGGACAGCGACGCGTACGACGCCGTGCTGTCGCAGGCCCTTGATTCCGCGAGTCGCGAGATCGAGGCGCACTGTAACCGGCAGTTCAATAAGGATATCGTTGTTACGGCTCGTGAGTATGACGCGGGCACTGCGACGTGGGCAGACGTCGACGACTTCTGGACCACGACCGGACTCGTCATTGAGAGCGGTTCTGGATTCTCCATCCCGTGGGATACGGCGGACTACCGGCTGCGCCCGCTAAACGGGGTGGTTGACGGCAAATCAGGCTGGCCGTACTCCAAGGTGTGCGCCACTTCCGCAGGCCGCTACCGGCTTGATCGGTATGGGCTGAGGGTTACCGCAAAGTGGGGCTGGGATTCCGTACCGCCTCCAGTGAAGCAGGCGTGTCTGATCATGGCGGCCGAGACGTTTGCTATTAAGGATGCACCATTCGGTGTTGCCGGAATGGATCAATTCGGGGTGGTCCGGGTGCGGGACAACCGCATGGCTCGCACAAAGCTTGGTCCTTACATCCGTAATGCCGTGATGGTTGGATGAGTTTCCCGCAACCCTATACGAGTGAGGTGACATGGCATCCCTCACTGATATCAGGTCTGCGCTGAAGGCGACGGTCAAGTCTGAAATTCCGGAACTGAATGTGTATTCCGAAGTTTCGGATGTCCAGCAGGTTCCCGCGGTCGTTGTTATGCCCGCGGGAACCTCGCTGAGCGGAATGGCGTGCGACTTCAACGGCGCCATGGGCCGGGGTATGGATGTCTGGACGCTGGACCTGTATGTCCTCGTGGCCCGCACTGACGGATCCCTCGCGCAGAGGAGCCTCGATCAGTACGTCACCGGCAGCGGCCCGAAGAGTCTCCGGCAGATCATCTATCAGAATCCGGCTCTCGGACTGGACGACGGGACGGACGCCCATGCGGAGGGGATCCGCGAGTACGGCGGCAGCTTCATGACGGCCGGTATTCAGCATGTGGGCGCTGTCGTGCGTCTCACGGTGCGCACTCCCAATTAAGCGAGGCAGCAATGTCCCTCAGGACAACTCAAGTCATTGTGCCTGCGGGCACGGCTCCCACATTCACGGCCGCTACCGCTTCCGATACGTGCGAGATCGGTGACCGTGTCTGGGTCGAATACCGCAGCACTCATTCTGCTACCACCACGGTCACCGTCCTCGGCAAGGGCGTCCTCGACAACGGGGACACCGTGCCGAACAAGGTCTACACGCTCGGAATCGGCAACGTGACCATGTCAGAGCTGCGTATTCCGCTCTACCGGTCCTATCAGGATTCCGTCACCGGCCTTGCCACGGTTACCACCAGTCAGCAGACGGCCGTGACGATGGCCGTAGTGAGGCGATGAGCGATGGCCAGGGCGGATAGCCGCCCGATACCCGAACCGCTCCCCGTACAGGACCGCCCGGCAGATCAGCCGCGGCGGTCTTTGCGTATCCCGAGGGAAGAGCAGACGCCGCGGGAGTTCGAGGTCATCGGGCCGAAAGTCGTAGGCGGAAAGACCAAGGGCGAGCGGGTGACGCTCGCCCTTACTGATGCCCAGGAGCGGGATCTTATCGAAGCCGGGCATGTCAAGCCCGCGCCGGAAATGAACCGGCCATCGGTGGCCACCATCAAGGAAGAAGGTGTTTAGCGATGGCCAAATTGGTCCTTCGGGATTGCAGCATCGTCGTCAACTCGGTGGATCTGTCCGACCATGTGTCATCTGTCGAGATCACGCTGGTCAAGGACGAAATCGAGACAACGAATTTCTCCGGCCAGGGCCGCGAACGCGTCGCGGGCCTGAAGGACGACGCGATCACCGTCAACTTCCAGCAGGACTTCGCTGCCGGTGAGGTGAACGCCACGCTCTATCCGCTGTGGAACAACGAGACGGAATTCACTGTCGTCGTCAAGCCCACCGCGTCGGCGGTGTCGGTGTCGAATCCCAGCTACACGGCGACGTGCATTCTGCTGGAGTACCAGCCGCTTTCCGGTGACGTCGGCGACCTTTCCGAGACCGAGGTCACTTTCCCGACGCAGCGTACCGGCGTCACGATGGCGACCAGCTGATGGCCAGTCGCGCCACGTACAACGTTCACCTGGGTGACGAGTGGCGGCGGGTGGCCCTTGCCCTGCGCGACGTCGACCACGACCTTCCGTCGCGGCTGCGGAAGGCGATGCGGGATGCGGCCAAGCCTGCTGCCGAGGACGCCAAGCGGCGTGTGCGCTCCCTTCCGGTCCACGGCCGTAAGCACACCGGGCTGCGCTCGCGCGTTGCCCGTGGCGTCGCGATCCAGGCGGGGGCGGGGCGAGGCCTGGGGGTCCGTATCGTCACCGGGATGCGGGACCCGCAGGAGCGGATGCTGCCGCTGTACCTGGACGATCCGCGCGGCTGGCGCCACCCGGTCTTCGGTAACCGTCACGAATGGGTCCACCAGGACACCGGTGGCGCGTGGTTCCGCTCCACGATCGCGGAGCACCGGCCGGAGATGACCCGCGAACTGACCCGTGTCCTGGAGGACGCCGCAGAGACGGTCGCCGCGGCCAGCCGCGGCTGACCGGCGCGGGCCGGCCGGGGTCCGCGGGTACCCCGGCCGGTCTCCGCGCACAGCAAAGCCCCCGGCATCGGACCGGGGGCTTTGTTCCGTCTGGTCAGCTGGCCTTCTCGTACGCCTCGCGCACCGACGCGGGGACACGGCCGCGGTCGTTGACCTCGAACCCGTTCTCCTTTGCCCAGGCGCGGATGGCGGCGGTGTCCTGGCTTCCGCCTGCCTTGCGCTGCTTGCTCTTGCCTGCGGTGCCCCGCACGCGGCGGGCTCCGTCGGCGTTGAGGTACGGGGCGAGCTTCTCGAGGAGCTCTTCGTAATTCTCCGGTGTCAGGTCGATCTCTACGCCTGCGCCGTTTACGAGAATTGTGTGCGTGCCGATCTCTTCCGACGCTTCGCCGGTGAGGTCGTCGGTATAGGTGGTCACAATTTTCTGGGCCATGGCCGAATGCTACCCCATGTTCTTGCCCAGTCAGCCCTGAGATTTCAAAACCCGTGATCGAAAGGTAATGCAATGCTGCTTTCCCGCGAACAGATCTTGAAGGCCGACGACCTCAAGACTGAGGACGTCCCCGTCCCCGAGTGGGGCGGCGACGTGCGGATCAAGACCCTGAAGGGCAAGGAGCGGGACGCTTTCGAGCAGTCCATGGTGGAGACCAAGGGCGGCAAGCAGCGCCAGAACCTCAAGAATTTCAGGGCGAAGCTTATCGCGAAGTGCGTTGTCAACGAGAACGGCGAGCTGATGTTCAGCCCTCCGGACATCGAGCCCCTGGGGGAGAAGTCGGCCGCCGCCCTCTCCCGCGTGTTCGATGCCTGCCAGAAGCTGAACGGCTTCAGCGAGAGCGATGTCGAGGAGCTGACCGAGGGTTTCGACGACGCCCCGAGCGAGGACTCTACTTCCGGCTAGCCAAGGTTCTGGGGATGACGGTCCGCGAGCTGCTGGAGCGGATCGATTCCCGTGAGCTGGCCGAATGGGCGGCGTACGAGCGCTACGCCGGACCGGTGGATGACTCATACCTGGCGGGTGTTCTGGCCGCCCTGCATGAGCAGGTGCAGACGCTCAACCGCATGACGGGTGCGGCCCACTTCACGGACAAGAAGCACAAGAAGAACCCTGCTCCGGAGCCGAGTCACTATCCGCGCCCGCATGAGCTGTACGAGCGTGACGCTTCCTCCGTAGAGGAGGGCGACGACAACTGAACAGCGGGGGCGGTGTGCGGTGGCCACGATCACATCCCTCACGTTCGCCATCACGTCGACCTACAGCGGCGCGGGGATGCGCCGGGCCCGCCGGGACATCCAGGACTTCGATAACGGCCTGACCGGTATGCAGAAGTCGGCAGGCAATATCACCAAGATATTGACGTCGACGACGAATGCTGCTCTGGCTTTCGGTCCTGCGTTGATTCCGATAGCGACCGCGGCGGCGGGTGTGGCTGGCGGCCTCGCCGCGGCCAGCACGGCGGCTGGAGTCACTGCGGGCATTTTCGGGGGAGCTCTTTTCGGTGCGATCCAGTCGACGAATAAGGCGACGAAGAGCGCGAGGGACTCCCTCGAAAAACAGAAAGAGACGCTCGCCGGCCTGACGCCGGGCACGAAGGCGTATGAGGAGCAGCTCAAGAAGGTCAACGCTGCGAAGAAGAACCTCAAGACCATCATCGACGGACTGACTCCCGCGCAGCAGAAGTATGTGAAGTCCACGTCGAATATGAAGTTGGCGTGGTCAGACTTCATCAAGGCGACCGAGAAGGACACGCTGGGTCCCGTCTCGATCGTGATGGATGCCCTGTCTCGCAATTTCGAAAAATTCGTTCCGCTCATCAAGGCGACCAGCCCGGTCATCACCAGGCTGGCCAAGGATTTTGCGGCATGGATGGACGGTCCGGGCTTGGACCAGTTCATCGACACGATGGTGGCGCAGGGCGTTCCCGCCCTGGAGAAGTTCATCCGTATCGGGCGCAGTGTCGTCACGGTGCTCGGGCAGGGATTCCGTGATTTCCTTCCCTACGGTAACCGGGTCGTGGAGACTCTGGCGCGCGGCGCCGAGAATCTTGCGGGATGGGCAACTGGCGGCGGATTCGAGAGGTTTCTGGATCAGGTCCATTCCGTCGGGCCGGGAGTGGGGCAGTTCCTTGCTGCATTCGTGAAGGCTCTCGAAAATGTGGCCAAGGCCGCAGTCTCGCTGAGCGGTGATTCGTTCAGCGTCCTGACGGTCTTCATGAAGGTTCTTGCGTCGATTCCTCCAGAGATGCTGGCCAATTTCGTGCGGGGTTTTCTCGCGTGGCGCGCTGCTCTGCTCCTGTACAACGTCGCGGCCGGTATTGCCGCAGTCGTGACGACGGCCCTAGCTCTAGCGACGTCGAGCCTCGGTATTGCACTGCTGGGTGCGGCGCTTTCTGTGGCAATCATCGTGGCGGCTCTCGTCGCTCTGGGTGTCGGTATCTACTTCCTGGTCAAGAACTGGGACACGGTCCTCGCAGCGCTGAAGACGGCGTGGAATGCCACGTGGGCTGCCATCAAGGCGGTGGCTCTCACGGTGTGGAATTTCCTTACGGCAGGGTGGGGGCAGTTCTGTCTGCTGCTGCTCGGCCCCCTCGGGGTGCTGGCATTCATCGCGCTGCACTGGTCGGAGATCTGGAACTGGATCAAGGAGTCCGCGGCGACCGTTTGGGGCGCATTGCAAGCCGGCTGGTCGGCTTTCCTCGGCGGACTGACGACGGCGTGGAACGCAGTATGGGGCGCCCTGACCTTCGCATGGCAGGGATTCATCGCTCCATTCATGACGATGTGGAACACCGTCTGGCCGCAGCTTCAGCTTTCGGCGCAGAACGCGTGGGCCGTCCTGAGCGCCGCGTGGTCGGGGTTGTGGACCGCAGCCACATTCGTCTGGAACGTTTTCTGGTCGCTGTTCGGGCCGACGTTCATCGCCGCGTGGACGGGTGCGGTGAATACGGCGTCGGCGGTCTGGAGTCTCCTTGTGGCTGCCTGGCGGCTGGTGTGGGCGACGATCGTCGGCGTCTATCAGGTCGGCTGGGCAATTCTGTCGGCTGCCTGGCAGGTCGGCTGGGCGCTACTGTCCGGCGCGGCGCAGCTGGCCTGGACACTTCTGACCGGAGCCTGGCGAATCCTCTGGGCCACCGTGACCGGAATCTGGAACATCTTCTACGCGACATTCGGTGCGATATTTTCCGGCGCCTGGAATCTCATCGTCACTGCCGCTACGGGATTCTGGAGCATCCTCAGGGCTGCATGGCAGGCGCTCTGGGCGACGGTCACTGCCATCTTCCTGACTTTCACGGCTATCTTCACCGGCAACTGGGGAATGGCCTGGCGTGCCATTCAGGCCGCAGGTGTTGCCATCTGGAATCTGATGCGAACGCAGTGGCAGGCATTCCTGAATTTCCTGCTCGCTGTCTTCAATACTTTCGCTGCCGTCTTCACTGCAGCTTTCCGTGCAGCCTGGACGGCCATCCAGGCGATTGCGTCCACAGCGTGGGCGGCGTTCCGAGCCTCCTTCCAGGTATTTTTGACGGCGCTGCAGAACCTGTGGAACACCGCCTGGGCGGCGATACGAAACATCTTCCAGACGATCACCAGTTCGATCATTGCGATCGCGGCAGCCGCATGGAATGCGCTGCGAGCTGGGGTTCAGGCATTCATCACGGCCGTGACCGGCATCTGGAATACGGGCTGGACTGCGATACGTACGTTCTTCCAGACGACGGCAACTGGCATAGCCGCTGCGGCCAGTGCGCTGTGGGACAGGATACGGGAAATCTTCAGCGCCGGGTCCACGTGGCTGCGGAATACCTTCTGGAATCCTGTCAGTAACTTCTTCACCAAGACGATACCTGCCGCTTTCGAGGCAGGGGCGAAGGCGCTCGGCAAAGCCTGGGATTCGATTAAGGCGCTTGTCCGTAAGCCCATACAGGCGGTCGTCGATGTCGTTTACAACGGCGGAATTGTAAAACTCTGGAACGCTGTGGCCGGAGTTTTCTCGGCGCCGAGGCTGAATGAATTCAAGCTGCCCGCATTCCGCGAGGGCGGCCCTGTCAGTGGTCCCGGATCGGGAACAGCCGACTCGGTCGTCGCACGCCTCTCCGCAGGGGAGCACGTGTGGACGGCGAAGGAGGTTGCCGGAGCCGGAGGGCACGAGGCTGTCGCGGCGCTGCGGCGCCGGGCCATGGGCGGCGCGAACGTGCGCACCTACGGCGACAGCGATCACCGCTTCAAGGACGGCGGCGGCATCTTCGGGTCGGGCTGGGGTCCGGACACCGGCCCCGACCTGGTGCCGGACGGGATCATCGGGAATATCGGCAGCGCGATCGGGAGCGCCGTCGGCAAGCTGAAGGACCTGGCCCTGGGGGCGATCTCCGGTCCCTTCGGCGCGGCCGTCGACGCCATGGTCAAGGGCGCCCAGTCCGTCATTCGCAAGATCGTCCCGGGCAATGACACTGGCCTGGAGAAGCTGGCCGTCGGGATTCCCGCGAAGATCGGCGAAGTCGCCAAGTCGTGGGTCAGTGACAACGACGTCCCTGAAGACGGCGGCGGTGGCTTCATCCCGTGGGCCAAGTGGAAGGACGGCGACGGCACCAAGCAGACCTACCGCGGCGTCGTCGTCAACAGGCGCACGGCCGCGATGCTCCACCACGCCGAGAAGATCGCCAATACGGCGTTCACCGCATTCCAGGGGTCGTACTCCAACAGCGTCGGCGCGTCCGCCGGTACGCACTCCGGAGGCGGCGCCATCGACCTCGGTCCCGCCAAGGACGCCATCGTCGGCGCGATGCGGTCGTCCGGCTTCGCGGCGTGGAGGCGCACTCCCGCCGAAGGCTTCAGCCCGCACATCCACGGCATCGCCGTGGGCGACCCGACGGCGTCAGCCGCAGCCAAGCAGCAGGTCAAGGCGTTCCATGCGGGACGCAATGGCCTGGCGGACAACGGACCGGACACCTACAAGGGCGGCGTGACCAGTGGCAAGTCCGTCGCGGCCGCCAAGGCGACCGGCAAGAGCCTGAATGCCGCCCGCGGCTGGGGCTCCCACTGGTCCGCTCTGGAGGCACTGTGGACCCGTGAGTCGGGCTGGCGCTGGAACGCCGATAACCCGTCCAGTGACGCCTACGGAATCCCGCAGGCGCTGCCCGGCTCGAAGATGAAGAGCGCAGGGGCGGACTGGAAGACCAATCCTGCGACGCAGATCAAGTGGGGTCTGGGATACATCAAGTCGCGGTACGGCAATCCGTCGAAGGCCAATAGCTTCCAGCAGTCGCACAACTGGTACGGCCTCGGGACCCCCGGAGCGAGCCGTGGTCCGGCGGTCGTCGGCGAGCACGAGCCGGAGGTCATCAACCTGCGCGGCGGCGAACGCATCGATCCGCTGTCCGACCTGATCGGCCGCGGCGGCGGTACGACGGTCGAGGTCAACATGCCTGTCACCGTCCAGGGCAATGCGACGCCGGGCACGGTCGACAAGCTGCAACGCGAGTTGGTCCCCACGCTGACGAGGGCGATCAAGCAGGGAGTGGGGAGGCGGCCGTGACGGGACTGGCCCACATCTGCAATGACGATTACCGCAATGAGGGCTGGTCGCTGGTCGGTTCCCTGGTGAGCAGGCTGTTCCACTGCTGGAACAACGACGACGACAGCAAGTACTGCCGCAACCCGCCCCACAAGGGGCGGGCCTGCGTCAGGTTTCCCGTGGACATCAGCACGGTCCCCGAGGGCGCCGTCATCACCAGCGTCACGATCTACATCCGGTGTGCCAAGGTCGGCAGCGGCTCGCGCTCGATCACGGTCAACGTCGTCTGCCTGGACGACACGAGCAAGTTCACGAGCCGCACCATCTACCCCACGACGACGCCGACCACCTATGAGGTGGCCACGTACACGCGGGACCCGCTGGGGCACCCGTGGGACATTCACCGGCTGAACAAGCTTCTGTGCCAGTGCTTTTCGGTGTCCGCGGTCTTTGACTGCATCCGGGTCTACAAGGTCTGGTGCCAGATCAATTACCGCGTGCGGCCCACCGTCACGGTGGAGGCGCCGACGGGCACGGTGCTCACGCCGTCGCCGACGATTAGCTGGACGTACGCGCAGGCGGACGGGGACCCGCAGGCGAAAGCCGAGTACCGGATCTTCACGGCGATCCAGGAAGCCGAGGCCACGTTCAGCCCCAGCAAGACGGCGCCGGTCTACGCAACGACAGTCGAGGGCGACATCACGTCCCAGACGCTGCCGACCAGCATCAACCCGGACAACTACGCCGTGTACGTGCGGGTGTACTCCAGCTTCGGCGCCAAGTCGGTCTGGGTAGGGCGGCAGTTCTCCGTCCAGGGGCCGAGCCCCGGTGTGCCGGGTGATGACAACACGGTGTCCGGCACGCCCGGCATCGGCGTGGTCAGCGTCGTCCCGGACAGCTACGCGTCCGCGGTGGCGCTGACGCTGCGGGACAGCTCGAACCTGCTCTCCGTGCAGTCCGCCGACTTCGAGACGCTGACCGATGCGCCCGAGTACACGACGACGAACTGCACTGCGGCGCAGGACACGAGCGTGTACTTCGCCGGTGTCGCGTCGCTGAAGCTGACGGCGTCCAGCGCTGCCGCGATGTCGGTGCTGTCGCCCTTTGTGGAGCTGGCGCCGGACTCCCCGGTCACGGTGCGGGCGCAGCTGCGCGCCGCAGCCACGGCCAGGACGTGCAGCGTCCGCGTCCGCTTCTACGACGAGACGTTCACCGCCATCGCGGGCACGATCAGCAACAGCGGCACGGATTCCACCAGTACGTGGACCGAGGTCGTGGCCACAGATACGTCCCCCGCGGCGACGGTGTACGCCCGGGCAGAGATCGAGGTGGCCGGCCCCGCGAACGCAGAGGTGCACTACGCCGATCACGTCGGCCTGATGTACGGGGCCGGCGCTCCCTGGTCGGACGGCGGGCATGCGAGTCGCAACATCCTGAGTGCCTTCTCCGCCACGGGGGACGACCCGGTGGGGGACAACTGGGTCGCCGGTACGGGCAGCTCCATCAGCCGCGTCGCGGTCACCGGTACGGGCAGCCACGGCACGCTGACGAAGCGGCTGACCTACACGGGCATCACTCCGTCGCTGGCTCTCCGCGCCACGGGCACCGCCTTTACGTCGCCGACCAGCGGCACCGACTTCACGCTGAACAAGCCCGCGGGCGTCGTGACGGGCGATCTCATGGTGGCCTTCGTCAGCTCCAGTCAGCACAGCACGATTACGCCGCCAGCTGGCTGGACGGCGGTGAACACGGCGTCGGTCGACGACGGGTCGACTGACACGGCGCTCTTCGTCCTGAAGCGCACCGCGGGCGGCTCCGAGCCGTCGACGTGGACGGACGGCAGCCTGAGCGTGGCGAGCACCCGGCGCTACGCCGTGGTCGTCGCGTACAGCGGCGCCGCCGACGCTGCGCAGCAGTTCATCGCTGAAGGCGTGCTGACCAGGGCGACGGGGACGCCGCTGTACCTGACGTCGGCGACGCTCAACAACACCGACGTCAACGCGTGGCGGATCTCTGCGTTCGCGGTGAGCGACAACGTGACCGGTGGCTCGATGGTCGCCAACATCGCGCCTCCTACATCGAGCGCCGACATCGCGTACGTCGGCAGGGGCACCGAGTGGACGACGACCAGTAACACGACGTCGTACGTCATCAACCGCCCCTCGGGCGTTGTCTCCGGTGACCTCATGATCGCGACGGTCGCGATCTCGGACACGGTCATCGCGACGCTGACGGCCCCCTCGGGCTGGACAGTGGTCCGCCAAGTCACGGAGTCCGACGGCACGGCGAGCCTGCGCTTCGCGGTACTGAAGCGGACGGCCGGATCATCCGAGCCGACGTCCTGGACGGGCACTCTGTCGGCGACGGTCAAGCCGATCGTGACGCAGGTCAGTGCCTACCGGAACGCGGACACCGCGGCGAATCAGTTCGTGTCGGAGAACACGAGCCAGTCCGGCAGCGGCAACACCATCACGACGGCCAGTGTTACGAACACGGACAGCAGGGCCTGGCGTATCAGTGCGTTCGGCGCGTCTGGCGACTATGCGACGTCCTGGTATGCCACGTCGGAGGTGACGGAGCGGTCGGACAACACCGCTGAATACCAGGTCAGCTATTGGCAGTACCGCACGGCGACGCTGATGATGGCCGACTCCAACGGTCCGGTCGGCACCGGTTCGCACTCGCGGACCGGCTACCTATCCCGCAACTGGTACGCGGGCGCGAGCTGGATCGGCATCATCAAGCCGCTGCCTTCCGCACCGGCGCCGGGCGCGAACGAGACCGAACGCAACGACACCACGGTCGGCTCTGCCGATCCGTGGCTGACGACCGGGGTGTACGACTCCAACGGCGTGGTGCCCGTCGGCGCGACGTCGGTGACAGGTGCGTTCACGCCGGGCTCGGGGACGGACATCAACAGCGCGGCGTCGTGGATCGGTCTGATCAAGCCGGCCGTCCCGCTGGTCGCGGGCCGCACGGTGGCGACGATGCCGGACGCGGTCGATATCTCCGGGATCGATCCGCAGATCCTGCAGCTGGCCGGACAGAAGGTGACGTTCACGTCGGCGTTCCTCGGCAGCACGTCGGGGACGCCGTACCTGACGCTCTCCTTCTACCGGGCCAACCAGCTGGTCTCTTCGCAGACAATTCAGGGGACCAGCTTCGGCACGGCCGCCTGGGTCAAGTCGGCAGGGACGTACGACATCCCGGAGGGCACGACCCGCATCAAGGGCGAGGTTGCGGTCACGGACCGCGCGGTGAGCGACCTCGTGTACTTCGACCGCATCGGCATCATGCTCGGATCCTCGGGGGTGTGGCGCAACGGCACGGGCCGCAGCACGCACGCGGTCTGGCACGCGCCGGTGATCCAGTACGCGGACGATGACGGCACCGGATACGGCGACTGGCAGGTGCTGCCCGGCCTGGACACGAGCCCGCCCGTTTACGATCCGCTCTCCGGGATCGCCACCTACACGGACCAGACGGTGATTCCGCTGGTCAACCGGCGCTACCGGGCGCAGACCACTTCGTACGGTCTGGCCGGCGACCGGTTCGTGTCGGGCTTCGGTCCGCCCTCTGATGAGGTCTCCCTCACTGCGGTGAACTGGTGGCTGAAGGACATCACGAATCCTGCCAGCAACATTCCGCTGCGAGTGAAGGCGGAGCCTGTCCAGGTCGGCACGACGGGCACATCCGTCATGTACCAGCCGCTGGGGGAGGACCGGCCGGTCGTGGTGTCCGAGGGATACAAGGGCGACGCGATCGAGCTGACGCTCATCCTCAGACGGGAGGAGTACGCGCCGCTGCGCAGACTCCTGAAGTCCGGCCGCACGCTCTTCCTCCAGACGAATGTGGATCACGCATGGTGGGTGCGTCCGGTCGGTGATATCTCTGCGGAAGTCCAGGTCAGCGGGCAGCGGTTCGTCGACCCGATCCGTTTCGTGAAGCTGACCTTCGTCGAGGTCGCCGCACCCGAGTAGCGAGGGGGGCGGGCCGGTGACCGTACAGCGCGCGTCGGCCCGCCTGCTCTCCGAGATCCGCCGGTCCCACACGGTCTACTCCTTTATTGAGGTGATCTCCCCGACGCAGGAGCGGGTGCGGCTGCCCGCCATCGGGGGGGATGTCTCCTGCGACCGCACTGCCGCGATCCGGCGGACGTGCAAGGCCTCCTGCGTAGATCCTCTGGGCACGCTGGTCCCGAGCGACGTGACGTCACTGCTGACGCCGTACGGCACGGAGCTGCGCCCCTACCGGGGCGTTCGGTACGCCCCTACACCGGAGCACCCTGATGGCGAGATCGAGGCCCTCCCTCTGGGCGTGTTCCGCCTGGCCAAGGTGAACATCTCGGACGGCACGGGCGGCAGCCCGGACATCCAGCTTGAGGCGTTCGATCTTTCAAGGACGGTGGCCAGGGACAAGTTCATCAGCCCGTACGTCATCGAGACCGGCACTAACATCATCGACGCGATCAAGGCGATTCTCGCGAGGACTTTCGACGATCTGAGCTATGACGCGATCAGCACCACCAGGACTACGACGGCGCCGCGGCTGTACGACGTCGCCGACGACCCGTGGGATGCCGTCACCGTCCTCGCGCAGTCGCTCGGCTGCGACATCTATTTCGACGTCGAGGGCTGGGTGGTCATCGCGCCGCCACCGGACATCGACGCCCTGCCGAGTCCGGATTTCACCTACATCGAGGGCGAGCGGTGCACGATGCTCGATCTGTCCCGTGTGCTCACCGACGAGCCCGGCTTCAACGGGGTCGTGATCACGGGGGAGTCACCGGGGGACGAGCTGCCCGCCGTGCGCGCGGTCGCGTGGGACGAAGAGCCGACCAGCGCGACGTATCACCTGGGTCCGTACGGCGAGGTGCCGCAGTTCATTACCGACCAGCTGATCAAGACGCAGGAAGAGGCGCAGGCCACCGCTGACCAGCTGCTCCGCAACTTGCTGGGCTTCTCCTCGCAGCTCTCGATCTCAGGGATCGTGAACCCGGCCTACGAGGCGGGCGCCGTCGTCGAAGTGGTCCGCGCCCGGTCGCACGTGTCCGGGCTGTACGTGGTGGACAGCTTCAACGTGCCGCTTGATGCAAAAGGTACACAGAGTCTTTCTTTGAGACAGAAGCGAAATTCGGGATAGAAGATACCGGCGCTTACAGTGTCATTCTTAGGCAAGTCGTACATACTTGAAGAATGATTCCCAAAGAACAGCGGGTCTCCCTGTGGTGGGCCAAGGTCAACCGTGACGTCGAAGCTGGTCACTGCTGGGAGTGGATGGCCCGCAAGACCGGTAGCAACCTGATCGTCACAAAACGCGGTGGTCGGCGATGCCGAGCCTGTAAGAACGGAAACCGCTAGGCAGTCCGAGGGGGGGGGTAGATGGCCACGCCCTCCGAGCCCGGCGAGTCCGTCCCCGCAGAGCCGCCCGTCACCCCGGATGAGGCGGCAGCGCAGGAGGCCGCAGCCGCGGCTGAAGCTGCCGCCGCGGCGCAGCTCGATGCGATCCGCGAGCTGGCCGCAGAGATCGCGAAGCAGACGCTGCTGGACTTCGATCCGGCGACGATCCGCAAGGGCACGGTCTCCAGCATCGCGAGCACGGCCGTGCCGCCCACGCTGGGTCTGCAGATCTCCGGTGACACGACGGAGATTCCCGGCATTCGCTACATCGACAGCTATGCGCCCGAGGTCGGCGACACCGTCCTGATCATCAAGCAGGGCACGGACCTGGTCGCCCTCGGGGAGATCGCCGGGCAGTTCAGTGAGAGCGCCTGGACGACAGTCGCCCTGGCCTCGGGCTTCACTCACAACGGCAACAGCGGTGGCAACGTCATGATCCGCCGGGTCTGGGATCACGGGTCCTGGAAGGTACAGATGCAGGGTGTCGCCAACAGGTCCGCGGGCACGCTGATCGCCACGCTGGATTCCAAGTACTGGCCGTCCGCGCGGCGGCCCCTGCTCTGCACCCGTACGGCGATCGGCGGCTCCAATGTCGTGAAGATGGACGTCGAGACGAACGGCCAGCTGCTCATGGTCGGCGGTACCACGGCGCCGAGCGGCGGGACGACGTCGTCGGAGGCGTCGCACAGTCACGGCATGGAGAACAACGAGCACGACCACGGCGGCGGCGTCAGCTACGAGGGCAGCCACACGCACGGCATCGCCAACAACGAGCACGACCACGGCGGCACGACCGGCCAGAGGGCGCGTACGGGCATCGGTGACAACTCCTTTGAGAGTCACAGCCATCCGATGCCGACGACCACGCACAAGCACGGCTCTGCGGCCGACGGCGAGCCCGGCGGCACGACAACGGTGAACGACCACAGTCACTCGATCACCACCACCACGCACAAGCACGGATCGGCGACGGCGGGGCAGCCCGGCGGCACGACCGGTACCGAGGCGCACGATCACGAGTTCACCCCGACTGTCGATGACCCGGCATGGATTTCGTTCAACCAAATTGAGTATTTCGTTTAGGGGAATTCATGGACCCGGCGACAGGGGTGCTTGTCCAGTACGGGGCGGTCGGCGCTGTCGCCGTCATGGCGATAGCCGCGGTGCGTGTTCTGTTTACCCGGTTGCAGGCGGCGGTCGACAGGGAGGCGGAGCGGGCCGACCGTCTCGAAGAGGAATTGCGTCGGCTGAACGAAACGGTTCGAAGTGACTACATCGGAACAATCGCTACCGCCGCGCAGGCTATCTCTGACGCCAACCGCGCCGTCGCTGACGCCCTGGCAGCGGTACGCAGGGGTTGATTTCATGACGAGGCAGAGTCCGGTTGACCGGCTGCTCGCCGAATCGGAAAGGCTACGCGAGGAACTGCTCAGGACCGCCGCCCGGCTGGAGGGATTCTCGGCAGAGCTGCTGGCCGAAGTGCGCCAGCTGCGCGCCGAGTCGAAGCCTCCGGCGGCGGGAGGGAGTGACAGCGATGCAGGTACCTGACGGCGCTCAGTCCCCGGACCCCGGGCTGGATCCGTTGGACCGTCTGACACAGGCAGCCTCCGAGCTGCTCGGAGAGCTCGAATCTCTCGGCCGGGACACGGGCCGTCAGTTCACCTCACTGGCAAGGACGTCGCGGCAGAACCGCCGCATGATCTGGGCGCTGGTCATCAGCCTTACGCTGACCGCTGCGCTGACGGTCGGATCCGGGATCGCACTGGTCCGTGTCGACAGGAATGCCGACGGTATCGACGCACTCACCCGCCGCCTGGACGTGGCGCAGACGGATACCAGGCGCAGGGCCTTCTGTCCTTTGTACGAAATATTCCTCAGCTCGAAGTCCGCGCAGGGCCGCAAGGCGGCGTCTGATCCGAAGGCGTATGACCATGCATTCGAGGTCATCGGGGAGGGGCATCGCGCGCTGAAGTGCGCCGAATTCACCAGTGACAAAGCGCCGTTCGGCGCAACCCCGAAGGGATAATGATGTCTCTCCCTCTGTCTGCCCCCCGCTTTCTTGAGACGCTGAAGGGCGAGGGCGTCCGCATCGTCCAGGTCGGCGGCTGGCAGACGCACAACCGCGCCGGCCACGGCCCATGGGGCCCGGTCCACGGCGTGATGATCCACCACACGGTGACGTCCGGTACAGCCCGGACAGTACGCATCGTCCGCAGCGGGTACGAGAGCCTGCCCGGTCCGCTGTGCCACGGGATGATCGCAAAGGACGGCCGCGTCCATCTGGTCGGCTACGGCCGCGTCAACCACGCCGGACTCGGGGACGACGATGTCCTTCAGGCGGTCATAGCGGAGACGGCGCTGCCGCCCGACAACGAGGCGAACACGGACGGCAACCGCGCCTTCTACGGCTTCGAGTGCGAGAACCTGGGCGACGGCCGCGACCCCTGGCCCGAGGCCCAGCTGCTTGCGATCGAACGCGTGTCGGCGGCACTGTGCCGGGCGCACGGCTGGAGCGAACGTTCCGTCATCGGTCACCTGGAGTGGCAGCCGGGGAAGGTAGATCCCAGGGGTTTCACCATGGGCGGGATGCGCGAGCGGGTCGGGCGCCGGCTGGCGCCGAAGCCGGCGACGCACACGGTGCGGGTCGGCGAGACGCTCTCCAGCATCGGCGCTCTGGTCGGTGTGCCGTGGCTGAGCATCGCGAGGGCCAACAGCATCAGGACGCCTTTCCGGATCTATCCCGGTCAGGAACTGAAGATCCCCAAGAAGTGAGGCAGTCATGGCCACCGCGTCTGTAGAGAACAAAGTCACCTTCGCCACTGTTGCCGCCTACCTGGCCAGCACCGGCCTGCTGGCCGTACTCACCGCCGTGCAGAGCGATGACCGCCTGATCGGTTTCCTGCCGACCGGCATCGCCCCGTTCGCGCTCGCCCTGATCCCCGCGGCCGTCACTTTCGTGTCCGGCTGGGCGGCGAAGCACTCGCCGCGCGTGTCCGCCGTGGACTGATGTCCATGACTCGGGCGTTCTGCCCGTCGGTCCCGCCGCCTGGTCGGCCTTCGTCGCCGCGGCCAAGCGGTCCGCCGTGAGGTGATCCAGCACAGCAGCAAGCCCCCTCTGCCTTCGGGCGGAGGGGGCTTCTTTTGCGTGGGGTTACGGCTGCGCGTGGCGGCTGAGTGCCGCGTCCACGCCACACCTGAACGATTCAATATCCAGGTGGGCGGCGTCTGGGACAGGCACGCCTCGGTAATGAGGCTGTGGGACTTCCCGGCTGCCGAAGCCTGGAGCCCATTCTTCCGCCGGGGGGTGCTCACCGTAGGGATACGCCGTCGGCAGTGGGCCGCTGCTGTGCTTGGCATGCATCTTGGCTGTGTGCATGGTTGGAATGAGTGCGCCGATGCGGCCTCGACAACGGCCGCAAGGGTAGTTGACGTACCTGACGTCTGTGCTCGATCGCTGCCCGCCGCATTCTGAGCAGATCCACGTACCGCACTGGCGGCATGCATAGCGGGGCTCGCTCATTGATCTTCCCTATTCGGGTGAGTAGACATTGGCCGCGAGCACCACGCTCGGACCCTCTTCGCCGTCCGCTGTGACGGTGGCGCGAAGCAGCAAGTACTCGCCGCTCCTGGTCTCGCGCCACCGCCGGGCACCGAGGTGATCGGCCCACTGCTCGAACGCCGCGCGCTCCAACGCCGGATCGTCGGTGTCGGCCTGGCCGAAAGCGGCGCCTCCGCACGTGGTGGACCAGTACAGACGCGGCAGTCCGGCGGCTTTGCCCTGGGCGCGCAGGGCCTGTATCGCAGGCGATGTCATGGTCTCTCCCCGGTTCCGGCGCTTTCCTTTTCTGTATTACGAGAATCCTGCGGGGCCTTGCCGCCGTCAAGGACGTGCGTCATGATTTTCTGTATGACACAAAAGGAGGGGCCCAAGAGGCGCGGACGCCCCGCGACGGGAAGCGGGGAGGTGGCTTCGGTGCGCGTCGCGCCCGGGGTGAAGGCCGCCGTCGACGCTGCCGCCGCTGCGGCGGACTCCAACCGCTCGAAGGTCACCGAAGCGCTGTGGGCCTGGTATGCCGGGCTGCCCGGCGCCAGCCTCCCCGAGCGTCCCGGCGACGCGAAGCCCCCGGCCCGGTAGCGGCCGGGGGCCCTTTCGTATGCCCGCCTACTTCAGCGTGCCGTCCTTCTTGAGCTGCTTGATGTAGGCCCGGTCGCTGCGTGCCTTCTTGATCCTGGCCTTGTTCCCGTTGATCGATGCCGCCGCGTCGCGGTGATCCATCCGCGCGCGGCGGATGTCGGCCGCGGGGTTCATGCCGAACATCCGCCGCCAGATCGTGCGCTTGGTCTTCTTCCTGTCCGGGTCGAACGTCACCATGGCGTCCCCCTCCCTGGCACTGACGGTACTCAGTCCCTGGCCGGTGGCCCATGCACTCGGAGCAGGCCGACGTGCGCCCCGCCCGTCGCGGGAATGATCAGCGCGCGGTGAGCGCCCGCCGCGACGCGTTGATGATGTTGTGCGCGTCGGCGCCGTAGACCGCGGACTCGCGCAGGGTTGCCCAGGTGCGCAAGTAGGTGCGGACGTTGACGGGTTCGTCGATCCAGAGCTCCGCGTGCCAGGTCTCCACGATCACGCGTCGGTCGTCGTACACCCAGAAGGCCGTGCTTGCCGGGATCTTGAGTGATGCGGAGAACGGGATGATCCCGAGCTCGACCGTGTCGAGCCCGACGGCACCGGCCAGACGGTCGAGCTGCGCGGCGAGCACGGAGGGCGGGCAGACCAGTGCGCGCAGCGCCGCCTCCCACATGATGATGTGAAAGCGCTTGGTGGAGTCGTACAGCGCCTCCTGCCGCTTCACGCGCGAGCGGACGGCGGCGTCCGCGTCGCGGGGTGTCCCCTGGAGTTCTGCGTACCGGTTGAAGATCGCGCGGGCGTAGTCGGGGGTCTGCAGGATGCCCATGACCATGGCGGGCTCCCACCCGCGGAAGAGACTTGCGCTCGCGTGCTCCGCGTTGTGGGCGTTCTGTACGGCGCGGTGCCCGCCGGCCAGCTGGCGGCGCCACGGGCGGATCTGGGACTCTATGCCGCGCAGCATGCCCTTCAGCTCGTCGGCGGCTTCCGGCTGGCCCGTCTCCTTGGCGAAGGCTTCCAGGTCTTCCTGGGTGGCCGTCTGCTGGCCGCGCTCCAGGCGGCTGATTTTCGACTGTGCCCAGCCCGTGCGCACGGCCAGTTCGGTGCCGGTGAGCCGACCACCAGGGGCGTTGATTCTCAGTTCCCTCAGCCGCAGCCCGAGGGTTTCCCTTGCCTGCTGGTAGTCGGTGCTCACCGCATCACTCTCGCTAGTCGGCCGCGCCCGTGCGGGCGACGGCGTCCTGGTACGGGACGGCGTAGTGCATGGCCGCGTCCCGGGCCTGGGCATACCGGTTCACTGCCACCGGTTCGGTGATCAGCTCCACGTTCACGAGCTGGTCGTCATCGTCGAAGCCGAGCAGGGCGACCAGCCGTGAGTCGAAGATCCAGAAGTCCTCCGCGGGCAGACGCAGCCGCTCGGCGTCGCCGCGCTGCAGACTGCGGATGTCCTCGCCGACCGCGCTGTTCCGCCTCGCGTTGTCGAGCAGGTAGAGCTGCCCCGGCGTCGGCGGCTGGTCGATGATCCGGACGCGGCCGAAGGTCTTGCCCAGCGCCACCTGCTCGCGCCGCTCCTGGCACCACGCGGCATCGACGCCGGTCCAGTCGACGGGGCTCCCGGCGAGGAACTGCCGGTACGTGTCCGTGACCTCGTCGCTCGCGTACCGCCGCCGTGTCTCCAGCCGCCACGCGGTGTGCTCGAACTGCGTGAACAGCCGGTCGAACTCGGCGAGGCTGATGATGTCGGGCACGCGCTGAACCTCCTTCGGGCCGAAGTCCACCAGCAGCTCCGGTGGCACAACGATCGCGGTCTCTCCTGCTCCGAGGTGCCGGAGCTGGGCAATGTCTTCCGGGTCGGTCAGCGGCGGTCCGTGGACGATGATCTCGCCGGTGCCGGTGTCCTGGTGGATCGCGGGGCAGCCGTTGACGCCGCTGCCCGTGCCGTTGAAGCGCAGACGCCTCATGATCGTGTCCTCTCGTCGGACGTGATCTGTGCAGCATCTCCGCGCCCGGCACTCTGCGGTACAGCGTCCCGCCGAAGTGGCGCGCATGCTGCCGCATTTTCGGCCAACTCCCGCGCATAATCGCGCATAGCGCCTCGCGGCCGCCCCTCCGGCATCTCTAACGTCCTGGTCATGGCCACTACGCGCAAGCCGCGAGAAGTAGATCCGCATGCGGCAACCGAAGTGCTGATGCAGGCACTTGAGCAGGCGGGGATCGTCCTGCCCTCCCTCAGGGTCGACTCCGCATCGCCGAACCTCGGACTGATCCAGCTCGGGGGCGTCCGCGCGGAAGTGGCCATGCGGCTGGCAGAGACGATCCGGCGAGGAGGCCGCGATGGCTGATGACGTGAAGACCGGCGACCTGGCCGTCGACGAAGCGCGGCAGAGGCTCGGGCAGGTGATGGGCCACGAGGGGCCCTATCTCCAGCTCCGTCCTCCAGGGGGCGGACGCGAGTGGGACGCCGACCCTGCTCGCGTCCGGCCCGCCGCAGAGTCCGAGATCCGCCGGGCGGTGACGACGCCATGACCGCTGCGCGCCCCCTCAGGACGGAAGACCTCTCCCCGGAATGCCAGCTCGGCATGTGCAGCCTCTGCCCCGGCGACGATATCCCCGTGTACGCGCCGGGCAAGCGCCCCGACTTCGAACCGCCTCTCTTCATCCGGCGCTGCGCGCACGGGTGCAAGCACGGCGGCAGACCGAAGGTGCCCCGCAGTCCTGACGTCCCCCTCAAGAAGGGCAAGGAAGCATGACCATTCTGGAAGAGCCTCCGCTCGCCATCGCGAGCAGGGATCCGCGAGAGCTGCTGAACGCGGTGCACCCTCACGTGAAGGAGTGCACGTACAACGTCTTCGATGCGCCCGGCAACGAGGGTGACCTGTGGGACCGTGAGGTCGCGCTGCTGATGCGCGACAACATGCTGACCCGCCAATGGGCCGAGGAGATCCTGGGCAACGCCGTGATGTATCTGGTCACCGCCATGGAGCGCCCCGACCTGCACATCGGCGTAGGCGAGATCGTCGACTTGGGTGTGCACCAGATCATCCTGGACTCGCCCGTGTACTTCGCGTTCTGCCATGTCTACAACAGCGGCGCCTACAAGCACCACGCCCCGCTGGTGGAGCGCCGCACCGACGGGCTGGTACTGCGCACCGTGGACGTGATCCGCGGCCAGGGCTTCGAGCCCAGCGGGGGGCTGTGGGCCGTGGACGGCGCCAACTGCTCGCCGTGCGACGACAAGGTCCCCGACAGCCACTGA